ATGGTATCACCTACACTAGCTGATGAAGGTAGTGTAACTGTAAAAGCTGCTGAAGTTGTATTGCAAGGATAAGCATAACCAGCTACTGCTGTAAATGCTGTTGTTTGAACTGATTGCCATGCAGTTCCAGATGCTGGAGTTGTAGTTATTTCTTTATAAGTTTGGTCACCAGCTAAAAAAGTTGTTGAAGAAGCAGTTCCTGAACCAAGTCTTGCTGGAGCTATCAGTCCAGTAAGCATATCTGTAGTTACACTATTTAAAGCTGGAGCAATAGTTCCTACACTTTTGCCTAAAAATACAGCGTACATGACATCACTAGAACTTGTCGCGCTTGACAGAGTTAAAGTAGTTAAATTAGATACAGTGTAAGAACTGTTTGGATTTTGACGAATGTTATTTATGAAAAGAGCAATCTCTTGAGGATTAGTTACAGAAAAATTTAAAGTATAGGTTGTTGTTGCAGAAGTTGTAAAACTTTGCTTTTCTAGAGTCTGGTAAAATTCCGCTGGTGTGTTACCGATATAGGCCAAGTATAACTCCTTATGTACTTATTGTGTCTATGATTGAAACTACTGTGTCAAGTGAACTAGCTGTATCTGATACCGCTGCAATTTGATCTCCATCAGCTAATACAATTTTTGAACCCCCATCAATTAGTTCAAGCGAACCTCCAACACTTATGGGTGCTGACTTGATAAGATAGTAATTGGTTGATGATCTAATAATGTAAACATCTACATTGATTGCAGTTGTTGCTACGTTAGCACATCTAATACTTATCACTGTATCAAAACTATTAGCTTCTGCTAAAATAACTGCTGCGGACGTTCCTGTAATTCTAGTTAATTGATTTCTAAAATTCTGTGCCATTTATAATCTCCTATTTATACTCATACTATAATGCCACCGACATTGCAATTACAAAGCCTGCTGATGCACCTTCTGTTGGTTTGTCTACAAACGTTACTGCTCCTGAACCGTCTGTTTCTAAAATTTGATTGGCTGTGCCGTCTGAAGTTGGAAGCGTATATGCTCCATTGACATTAACAGTTCCCGTAGTTTGAATACCAGTATTCGTTGTACTAAGTTTTGCACTACCGCTGTAAGACAAAGTTGCTGTGCCTCCATTACTGAATGACGCTAAACTAGAACCAGATCTCCCTGTGAATATTATTGAATCAGATTTTACTTTTAAACTATGACTTACGTTTGGTGTTTGAATTATGTTATCCGTGCCTCCACCAGATGTATCGTGAAAAATTTCTAAATCTGTGCCTGCACCAAAGACTGCTTTATCATCATCACCAAAGTTAATATCAGCACTAGTTGTAAGACCATCAGTAGTTATAACACCAGTGACATCCACGCCTGTAGTTGTTGTTTCAAGTTTTACACTACCACTATTATATAAATAAGCTGCAGTAGAACCTGCTGCAATAATATTTTGACTTGAACTGTTAGTTAATAAAGTACTACGACTAGAAGCAGCTTTTAATACTATCTCACCAGTACCTCCTGTTTGATCAATAAAACTATTACTTCCATCATGATATATTTTTAAATCATTACCTATTCCTAGTTGTATTTTTTCATTATCTGCAAAATTAGTATTATCACTTGCATCTTTAATTACGGCTTTTGATGCTGGGAGAGTACAAAATACATCTTTTGTTCCTGCAGAAAAGTCAACAGCACTGTCACTGTTTGAACTACTGATAATAGTTGTTCTTGTTAAAGTTGTTGAGTCACTATTTAAAGTTCCAAGGCCTACTTCAAACTCGGCTCCATCTTGAAGGGCTATACAATAATAAGTAGTATTGGAATTACCAATTCCTACTGCAAAAGTTTCAAAACCTGTAACAGCTGTGCCTAATGCAAAGGCGGTTGTACCAGTTGTAGTACTTGTTTCTTTAACTCTGTCATTAACAATTAATGCCATAAGTTATCCTATGATAATCTTATTATAGCTGTACTTGTACCAGGCGCTGGAAACTGAACAGTGAAGGTTCCGTTAGTAGCTGTAAAGTCAGCACCAAAAGCTAAAATACAAATGGCATTTGTAGTGTTTGTTCCACCGTCTGCTGTTGTATTATAAATCATTGCTCCGTTAGCTGTAAAACTTGCTGAAGTCCATTGTGCATCGTTGCTCCAATCAACATAAGCTGTAGAAGCCGAAGATCCTCCTGTAACTGATTGACCTGTTAATGCCTCACCTCCAGCTACATAAGCTGAACCTGATGTATTAGTAACTTCATTAGTTGTATTATATCCTGTAGTTGCAGCTCCTAAACTTGCGGTTGACGTAAACAACGCTATTTTATATGAGTCACCGCCACTAGCAGAAAAATCGTGATATCCTTGTAGTAGCTCACTTTTAAAAGTGTTGCAAACTGCTTGTACTATTGCCATTTTTTAATCTCCTCTATGGTTGTTGTGATGGTAGCGGAAGTCTTATAACACCGTCTTGGTATTCATCTCTTCTTCTTCTACCTTGTTGTTCTAATGCAAGTCGCTGTACCGCTTCTTGATAGCTTTTTTCATATTGAGCAAGTAGATCATATGGCCCTTTTAAAAACTTAAAAGCCTGTATTAAACAGCCATATAATAAAACTTGTGGTGCATTAGTACTAACCCATGTAGTAGTGTTTGTACTAGATAACCCTATTTCATTACGATTCAAAGCAAGTTCTATATTATACGCAGAATCTGGTGTAGGTGCAAGATATATTGTGTCTTGATCCCACATAGCATAGTATTTTGGAGAACCTTGCGTTGTTCTATTAGGCCAGTATTCTGTCATATAACTAATATCTTTTTGTAATAAGTAACTTCTGACATTTGCTTGAGCTCCTGTAGGACTATAAAAACTAGCTGTTCTTACAAAAGCCATAGTGCCCGGTGTTTGTCCAGGCAGTGATACAAATTCATTTCCTTGAGTTAAAGTTGTGTATTGATATGATCTAAAACAATCTAAATCTACTTCTCTAAATACTCTAATTTCTGCTTGTAGTATTACATCATTTACAATTGTTTGTGTTAAAACAGTACTATCTGTTTCGGTATAACTTCTAATTTGTTCTACTAATTCAGCATAGGTTGTCATGATATTACCACTGTAACTGTTCCTGAACGAGATGACAATAGAATTTCTTTATTAGGCTGCTCTACACTTAAAGGCATCATACTTCTTTGTTTTATTACTGTCCCATTAGAAAGAGTAACTTCCTGTATTAAAGTTTCATAACTGTTGGTAGCTAAACCGTTTCCAAATCCACTATATGTTCCTTTTTGAGGACTACCTACATTTGAATTAACAATTCCACTTCCTACATAAACTATATTATTTACAACTTGAGGTCTTGCATGTTGTAGTGCTTGAAAATCTGTAGGATGGTTTTTAGGATCTAGTTGAGGTTGTTTAGGTTCAAATTCTGAAACATGTACCCAAGAGCCATTCCATTCTTGAACCATTTCATTATAAGGAAATGATTGACCTGAACGATCTGATAATCTTAAAGCAAATTTTCCAGATGCATACTTACCCATGACTACCTTATATAATTATGGCGAGGAACCATACTGTAACTTGCCTTTTCTACATCCTCGTTAGCAGCTCTTGTAAATTCTTCTTCATAAACTGCTTTTAAAATTTGAATTCTGTCAGGTGCATATTTCATAGAAACATAATAAGCTAAACCTGAAACAAGACATGGTAAAAATCTAAAAGGTATTTGTGCATTGTTTGTGTAGTCATCTAAATCTGTCATTCTAATCGAAGCATAGTATTTTAATGTGTAAGTGGCATCAGCCGCTGGAAATAAATAAAGTGTTGGAAGAATAGTTCTCTCAAAATAAAATTGACTAGGTCTACCTTCAGTTGTTTTAACAGTGTAATCCGAATAAGTTTCTCTTCCTATTCTAGTCATAGAAAAATCACCATTGTTGTTTGACATTGTTGCGCTTTGAACATCTACAATTTGAGAACTTGCGTTATCATCTGTTGTAGCATTTCCTGCAGCGTCTACGCTGTAAAGATCTGATCCTGAAATTGATTGTGTTCCTTTTACAATAGTAGCTGTACGGGATTGAATAGTCCAAAGATTTAATCCTCTGTTTGCCCATTCGGCAATCATAAGATTAACTGAACGCCTTGCACTTTTTAATTGATAACCAGTTCTATCTTGTAAACCACATCTTTCAAAAGCTTCTTCTACAAGCATATCTAAATCTAAAATAAATCCAGCTGTTGTAGAATAGGTTGGTGTTTTAGTATTCAATCCCGACATCTAATTACTTAGCCATACCTTTGCCGCGCTTAGCTACTCCGCCACCACGTTTTTTAATAACTTGTTTTTTCTTAGCAGTCATTCCGCCCATAGCTAGTTTAACAGGCTTGCCGCCTCTTTTCATAGCCATTTTCTTTTTTCCCATCATGATAGATCTCCTTTGATCAAATTATATCTATTTCTTCGAGTTTCTACGACATCTTTATAGTACTCGTTAGGCCATTTTTTATAATATCCTAATCGCTTTAATTTATCAGAAGCTTCCTCTAATTGCGAGAACTTTTGTACTAACATCATAGAATATTTTAAATCACTCTCTACTTCCGGTACTTTACCTTCAGGTTCGACTAAAAAAGCTTGATCTTGGCTAGTAGCAGGATTGTGTGGATGAAATGACATAAAATACATATTTATTTTATTATACTTATCGTTGTATGTTTCTGTAATTTCATGAAGTTTATTTGGTGTATAACTGTAATAAGGATCACAAAATATTAAAATTTCTTTTTCTTTAAAATCTAATTTATATATTAGTTCATTTAATTCTTTTTTATACTGATAGTTTTTGATTTTTACTTCTACTTGAACTTTATTATCTAACCATGCTTTTTTAGCAAAAGGACATGCTGGAAACCCACCAAGATGTTTGTTAGAAACTTCAAGAAAATGTTTAGACCATAATTTAACATCTTCTTTTATTTTCCTTGCTGATTGTAACGTTTCCATGACCTTCTTTTGTGTTTGTTTAAAGGTTTAGATCTTTTGGAATGACCTATACTAGTTCTTTTTTTATGAGGAGTAAAATATTCAGAATTATTTTTTTGAGTCATTTTATTATTTTATATAAAAATTTTATAATTTGATATGTAAAAATAGATCCTCGCGGGGGGTGCACTTTATTTCATATTTGCCAAAGGATTAGCTAAAGTTTTTTGTATCATATCTGCCACTTTTTTTTCTAACTCAATCATTTCTTCTTTAATATCTTTAATTGCATTTTTAATGTCGGCTTGATTTTCACGAGAATCTTGTTTTTGATTCTGCTCCACGTCTTCTATTATAGATTCAACTCTTCTTAAATCTGTGCGAAGGTCATTTTTTAGTTCATTGGCCACATCTGATACTAAAGTTATTTCGGCAATCATCATTGCCATTTCACTAGATATAATACCTACTTTTTGTTCTATAAGAGCTAATTCTTTTTCCAAACCCGAAAGGTCCGGGGCTGAATATGACAGCATTACAGATTTCATATCTTGGTAATCCTTGAAAGCGACAAAGCCGCCATACAACGACCCTACAAGGGTCCCAAGAGCAAGTAAGATACCAAAGACCTTACCACCTTTAAATTTTAATCCTGCGAATTCTAATTCTGCCATTATTTATATTGACTGTCTACTAGTTGATCCATTAGACTGTTGCTTCCTCCAAATAAAAAATATTGTGCCATATTATTAGTGGGTATCATAGTATCAGGTAAGGACTCATTAGTAAAGAATCCTTCTACACCTTGTAGTACAATATTACTTTCAAAAAAAGTTTTAGTATCACCTAATACTTGCATAACTATTAATGTTTTAATTTGATTACCCTCTTCATATCTACCTTTATCACCCATATCTTTTACTATTTTTGTAGCTGCTTTCTGTTTAGGTGTGGTTTCTTTTTTAGGTTCTTCAACTTTTTCTGATTTAGTTTCTATTTCAGGTTCTTTAATATCTTCTTGAATAGGTTCTATTTCTTCTGGTTCAGTAGATTCTTTATCCATAGAAGTTTCCATATCAGGTTCATCTTCCACGACTTTCGGCATATCCATAGCTTGTTCTTTTGTTGTTTCAATTTCCATCTCCATTTCTATTTCCATTGAGGCTACTGTAATTTCTTCAGGCATTTCCATTTTAAAATCCATCTCAAACTCTTGCATTTCTATTTCTACAGACTCAAAAGAAAATTCTTCTGGAGTTGATTCAATAGGCTCAAAATTAAAATCATCTGTAGTTTCATTGTTTTCAAAAATGATTTCAGCAACATCATTAGCATCTTGACCATAATCAAGAATTAAAAACTCTTCTAAATCTTTAATTTGTTGTGTAACAATTGTACTAACTACATTATAAAGTATGTTGATTGAAACATCGTCAAACAAAACTCCAACAGCCAGGTTAATATCTTTTCCACCTATCTCAATTGTAATAGTTTTTAAAATACCACCGAAATCAAATCCACCTGTATATGACTGATAGCCTGTGGTAGCTCCAGTTTCAGATAAGATATCAGTTCCTGTAAATATTTGTTCATTTCCGTTATTACCATTAATTTTCATATAGATACTATCTTGTGAATCTTGTTTATCAACTTTGATTGTGTAATTAGTTCTACCACCATTTGTAATATCTAATGAGGATATATCAACTTCTTGATAAAAAGTTGTTAGAGTACTATCTGTAATTTCTGCACATTTGTCTGTACCTAATTCATTACAATAGCTACCACTAGGCATTGAAGCAGAGCCTTTTCCACCCCAGTCTATAGACATTGAACCATCTTTAGAATTGGTTACAAATCCATTGTCGCTATCTAATAAATCACCACTATCTTTGTTCTCAATAGTAGTTTCTATTATTTCTGTAGTAGTATTTTCTGTGGTTATACCTTCAGTACAAAGACCTATTGTTTCAGTGGTACATTCAGCTTGAAGGCTAGAGTAAAAGCAACAAAGTAATACCACCAATAATGTATTTCTTAATATCATTGTGTCTTTCCACTATATGTTCCTTTTTTAAAATTTTTTCTTCTTCTTTTTTTAAAGCTTCAAAAACTTGACTACCTTTTGGTACCATGGCAGGATTGTCTAGCCATCCTTGTTTAGCATCTTCACCAATAGCACCCATGTACGGACAAAAAGTTGATGACATCCACATTGCATCGAAGATTCTGTAGTCAGCACAGAGCGTAGAGACTGCAGCCACTTTCATGCCCATGCCAAATAAACTTCGAGATAACTTAATCATTTCACAATTAGTATCTTTGATTGTTATACCAGAACTAATACCTAAGACTTGAGTTTGAACACTCCCAGAATATCCACTCGTACATACATCTGAATTATTAACCACGACACTTGGACTATTAGCTGTAGGGGGTGTATTGTTTGTAACAACGGTTGAAGACACAGTGTTTGAGTCTGCTGCTTCTATTTTATAAGTACATGAAACCAGTAAAAAAAGTAATAAAATATATTTTAACATATCCCTTGTAAAGGGCGCAGTCATTACACTACGCCCAGATTGTTAATGTTTATGCTAAGGCTTTATTTTGTAAATATACAACAGTCACTGATGCAACACCAGTTGTGCCGTCAGCATTTTGACCATCATAAGAAGCTACAACAGATATATCTGAAGTTCCTACGTTAGTAGCTTCTGCATCTAATGTACCGTGTGTTGTTGCTAAAGCTTCAACGTTTACAGCACTAAGAAATGCATTTGGGTCAGCTGCTGTTCCAACGTTAACTACTGAAGTGCCTGAATCATTTGCTACTGTTGTTACGTTTAAAATAACATCAATAATTTGTGAATTTGCAGGAATCTGCGCAACAGTTGTTGTATTGTCTGCTCCAATAATGTCGATCATTGCTGATTGAGCCATTACAACGAAACCTACGTTTGCTGTAATAGTATTGCCGTCTGTGTTTTGGTATGTATCAGGTATTGTTCCAGCTTTAATTGGTCCTGAAAATCTTGTAGTTCCCATGTCAACCTCCTTGTGTGTTGTCTAACTTAATTGTTAGTCTTGGTTACTTTATTATAGATAAAAAAAAGGGCGCAGTAAAGCGCCCTTTTTAATTTTAAGTTTTTTTAAAACCTATGATCCTTGAGAACCATAAACACAACGTGGATCTGAATAGCCGTAGCTATATCTCTCACGAGCTTTATATCTCATGTTACCTGTATCAAAGTCGCCTTCCATACCTGTAGCAAGAGCTGATCTTGTGAAGTGTTTAAATCCGTTAGGACAATCAGTCTTTAAGAACCATGCGTCTGTGTCTGTTAAATAATGGTTAACTGTGTAACCTTCAGGTAACATACCCATGTTTCTCATAGCGTTGATATCGTTATCAGCTGTACCGACTCTAAGAGTTGTATTTAAAATTCTATCGGTTACGAATTGGCTGTTTACAGGAATAATTAACTTCCTACCATTCATAGCGACTTTTAAACCTCTTTCATCAATAAAAGCTGCAATATCGATCATACCCTGTTCAAGGGATGTTTCACTAATATCAGCATCAGTAGCACTTCTGTTTGAGAAGTTACCACCAAGAGTTGTAGGATGCGCTGTGTTTACTAAAGACACACCATCACCACCTGCGGTAGCGAAAGCTGTGTTTAGTACGTTTGCACCTTTAACTTGCTTTGTGTATGCCATAGATCTTGCTAAGGCTTTAGTGTAACGAGCTGATAAAGTATCATAAAGGTTATCCTCTACTGCTTCCTCAGTAAGAGCAAATGCTAATGCAATTGTCTCATGAGTATATCTTGCAGTAAAAGATTCTTTAGCAGTATCAAATTGAACTGCTGAACCTTCAGCTTTAACCGCTGCTTCACCAAAACCTACTAACATTACTTCTTCTTCAAAAGCTCTGTCAGAAGATTCTTGACTAAAAATCTCGGCAGCTTCGTTTTCATAACGAGCGTACTCGAGTCCAAAGAGGGCGTTCAGGCCTGGTTCTAGCTCTTTGGCTAATTGACTTCTATTTATTGCCATTTTCTATCTCCTATATGCCCACTGTACCAGTACCGCCCATCATTACGTGATTATTAATTTTAATCACAAAGATTGAATTACTTTCTCCGATTGTGTTCGATGGAACATCGTAGAAGTTAAGCAATCTTACTTGATGAGTTGCAGTGGCAGCGCCTGTGTTTGAATCAATTTCAACACCTGAAACACCAGTAATTGTACTGCCTGCTCCAAATGTTAAATTGGCGTTTAAGTTTATTGAACTTGTACCTAGCTCAGATCCTACTGAATCTTGCTGTGCAATGAACAACTGTTGAGGATCGTCACATACAAAAGCTTTAGCATCAGTTGTTGCTAAACTTGCTGGTATGTAAGCGTTCCATGTTGGTTTGTTAGTAGTTGGATCAGTGTAGAAACCACCCATAAATACTCCTAGAAGAGCGTCACTTGCTGTTGCCACCTCTACAGTACCGTCATTTTTTGGTTTGACGGGATCACCTGTGAAGATCGCAGTAGTTTGTGAGCCACCTACGAGATATTGAGTTTGTCCACCATTATTCGGATTCTGACCATTCTTCGCTATCGGTCTAAGACCGAATGGGGCATCTATATTTGCCATTGTTTATCATCCTTTACAATAATAGATTTGATGGCAAAAAGTCTAATCATTAGTCTTTTTTTCCACCAAACGTTACTCGACTCTGCCTACCTTGTTGGATAGGCATACTAGGATGCTCTTCTTTCATTAGATCATTTTCAACTGAGGCTGTCTGTTCATCTGTTAAACGTTTAAAGTAAGCGTCTCTGTCTTCTTTTACTTCAACTGGACATCTCATTAATAATAACCCACCCACTCCTATAACACCTTTATATTTACCATCTGAAACAGAGGGTAAATCCATTCTGTCAGGATATTCATCATTTCTGACAAATTCATAACCGGATCTCAAGCGTCCCATGACATTTTTTTCGTCACTTTCGCCTCTAAATTCGGCTCTAACCCATCTATGATGGAATCCTTCAGGTGGTTCTGGTGCGTCTAAGTTTGAGGGAGGAACCCATCCCCTCTTACGAGCAACCTTTTCACGGGTTTCGGCTTTGCGTGAGGTCTTCTTTATAGTTTCATTATTATCTTCCATATTATTACGCCTCCTTCACGTGTTTTGCGTATTCTTCTAGTGGCACACCAAGTTTTTTAGCTATAGCTACCTGTGAGGGTGTGAGTCTAACAGTTCTGCGTCCAGATGACGAGTTGCGAATGACTGAGGCCACTTTTTGCCTCGGTCTTGCTTCCCCACCATCAGAAAATTTGTGGGGGAATTCTTTTCGTATACGTTTGTCTAATTCACTATAGTATTCATCTTCTCTTGGGTCAACACCTTCTTTAACAAGATTTTGATGAATATCATAAGCTGTATACGTCATAGCTTTATTATTTCCGAACCAAGTATTCTTTGATGCCCAAGCTTCTGCTTCAGGATCAGGTCTTTGTTCGGGTTGAGAAGCTACATTATTATAAATAGTGTCTTGAACATTTTCTACAGGAGCTGCTTCTATTTCTGCTTTTCGATGAGCAGACCTTTGTTTTGAAAGTTTTAGTCTTTCAGCTTCAATAATAAGTCTAGCAATTTCTTGATTTGCTGCTACTTGTTTTTCTACATCTTGAGCGTTGATAGCGGCTTCTAAAGCTCTTTTTGCAAACTCATTTTGATTAACTAAAGTTTTTTCTCTTTCACCAAGATAAGCATCGTTTTGAGTAACGCTAGAAGATTTCATTTTTTCAGATTCTTCTTTCATTTTTTTAGCGTACTCGATAGCCGCTGCTTCACGCCTTTCAGCTTCACGCATTTTCTTAGTGAGTTTATCTATTCTTTTTTTAACTCCAGTACTATATTCTTCTAATTCATTTTCATCAGTTGATTCAGGTTTAAAAGATTCTTCCTGAGTTTCTTCTTCAACAATAGTAATATTAGAATCAACTTCTTTAATGTTGGGACTTGCTTTTACTTCCTCTTGCAATTCAACATCGACTGATTTTCCTGAAGTATCAATAGGAACTGATTTTTGTTCTTCTGTTTTAAGTGTTTCCATTTTATCTCCTTAAAATATATTAGCGGGTAAGACATCTCTTGGATCATCTAACGTTGCTAAAATTTCATCATCATTAATAATACGTAGTTCTCCGCCTTCAATTTTAATTCTAGCGCCTGCGTATCGTGTAATTAAAACCCAATCACCTTCTTTACACCAAGGTCCCTTTGGAAATCTTGATTTATCTGCATAAGCATCTGGTCCAATTTTAATAACCTTACATACGTTTGTAGATATCTGTGCTTGTTCGATTGTGTCTTCAGTAAAGATAATTCCTGAAGAAGTTTTTTCTTCAAGCTTGAGAGGAAATAAAACCATTCTAAATCCTGTTGGCTGTGGAACTTTCTCTATTTCTTTCTTGTCCTTTTTTTCAACTTTTTTTTCATCCCATATATTCTTAGGAAGTATAAGTTTACTTTTAGTGGCACTTTTAATCATCATTTAGCTCCGTTTTATTTAGCAGGTCCGTGAGTTCCTGTTGTTCTTGTTCCAGGGCATGAAGTTTACCAGTTAAATACCGATATTCATCCCAGTTTTTTACTCCAACCAATATAGCTTGTTTTACTTGGTCTTGTCTAGCTATTAATTGTTTTTTGTAATAAGTAAAATAATTTTCTAATTGCATGCAGCCATCATTTTAGCTAGTTCTTGACATCTAGCTGGAGTTTGAGAATTCCACTTAGAATCTAACATTTGCTTTGACGCCTCAATATAATCAGCTACTTCTAATGCTTTAAACATTTTTTTGAAACGACCTACACCTGTAGTCCCAAGTTGAAAAACCATTTCTGTTATAATATCTTTAGCAGTGCTTAGAACAGCTGTGCCTCCTAATAAACTAGTCGCACCGTCCTTAGCTATTTGCAAATCTTCTTGAAAAGTTTTTTCTAAAATATCTTTAGTGTAAATAACATTTTCTTCCCAATGATCTTCCACACAAAGATGTCCCCATCCCACAGTTTTCTTGCCAAGCGTATCTAAATAGACGGTATTCCTAAAACCTTCATGGTCCTTAATCCTTAATTCCAGTGTTTGTGACATATTAATATTCCTTTCTTAAATAAAAATCTTAGTTGGTTTTTGTTTTGATTTTAATAGTTTACTATATCCTCTCGGATATACTTCTATATACCCTCCAGAGTTTTTAGAGTCAACTGCAAACTTTTTTGCAACTTCTGGTTTGTTTGCGTACAGAAATTTTCTTTGCTTTTCTGATTTAAACGGCATTTATTTTGAGATGCCAAAACCTCTTTTAGACATGGATCCACCTTTTGCAACTTTCTTAGGTTTCTTTGCTGTTTTAGCAGACTGTACAAAATCATCTTTTGTAGGAGCTCCTGCAGATCCAACTTTTCTCATCTTCTCGCCACTACCTGCAGCAATTCTTTTTTGCTTAGCGTGAATGTTTGCGTATAATCCTGGTTTGCTCATTTTGATATACCAAAACCTCTCTTGGCGATACCACCGCCTCTACGTTTAATAACTCCACCTGTTTTTCTTTTAAGAGGAGACAATAGACCTGGCATTTTTCCTGATTTTTCACCTCTAATTGAAATAGATTCTCCATCTTTAGTAAATCTTAAAACTGGAGGATCACTCATACCCGCCCCGTTACTCATTGTCCATCCATCTGCTAAGGCTTCCTCAACTGTAGTAGGAAGTGATTGTTTTTTTACTCTATCAATGTCATCTTGATTTAGTCTACCACCAGGTTTTATGTTCTTAGCTATACCAAACAATAATTTTTTTACAGTTTTTTCTTTTTTTAAATTTTTTTCGTTTTCAGACATAGTTCTCTCCTTTTATTTTTTAAACAGTTTGGCAGCGCCTTGTGCTCCCTTTATACCAAAACTGGCAGAAATCGCAATATATAATAAGTTGTGATAATACGATGGTAAATCCTGTAAGGCGACAAAGCCTTTGTGAATGTGTTCTTGCCAAGGTGTAAATACTAGCACGGCAGGTAAAAGTAGTACTACTAAACTTACCTCGTCTTTCCACGACCCCTTCATTTGATCTACTGCCGAAGCCTCCCAAGCAACTTTACCTGCGATCTGATCCTCTTTAAGTTTTGTTTTAGCTTTTATTTCTGTAACAGCTAATTCAGCTTTTGCTTTTTTAGTATCAACAAAACCTTTAATTGTGTCTCCGATTATAGATGAGAGAGGTCCGACAAGTAGATTGAACATTAAATAACTTTCAGTATTATTATTAAAACTACAACAGCGCCAATCACCGTTGCAACTCTTTTCTTATTAAGTTTATTCCACGTCATTTTTACTTTATGCATCATTTTGGATTCCTCCCTTTAGAATACGCCTTTAAAAGGCACTTTTTTGATTTGCATTTTACTACGCTGACCTTTTGGTCCTGCGCCTAAGTTTTGCACAACTTTTGGTCCTGCTGTCACAAGTTCAGCTGTAGAAACGTTAGTTTGTTTATTTGCAAACGGTATTTCATCACTGACAGCAGTCATCTTTGCATTTGGATAAAGTGATCCATTTATGTATTTTGCTTTCATGTTTTACTCCTAATGTATTGTTGGGTTTATTAAACCTACTAAATCACCCAAATTTGCTTCCATTAAATCATTAGCTTGAGTATTTGTAAAATTATCATAATACAATAACTTTGCTACACTGATCATAGCGCCTGCTAATAATATACAATCTTCTTGTGATTTGCCACTGTTTTCTACTAAATTCATTAAAACATTGAAAAACACCCTAAGTTTTTTGTCAGCAGGTGATAATTGTTTTCTTTGCTTTTCCAAAACAATTGGAAGAAGTTTAATTTTACTCAATTAATTATCAAACCTAACATTTTTGTTAACGTCTACTGTTTTGGGTTGTTTTTGTTTTCTTAAATTAACATTTGCTCTTAATTGTGCAATATCTTCTTGTGAATCTATGCGATCAGCTGCTATATCCGAAGTTTGTTGCATTTTTTCTTCGTCTAAACCAAATCTAATTTGATCAGCCATTGATTTTCTCTCTAAATCACCTGCTTTTATGTTAATTTCTTGTTGTTTTAGATTTACTAGAGGGTCTTCACTGCCTTCATCTAAATATTCTTGTTCTTCTTGTACCATTTCAATAGTCATTTCTGCTACTTTTTCAGAAATTTGCTGTTCTAAAGCTTCTTGTATTTGAACTTGTACTTCTGGAGGTATTTGACCATTATATTGTTGAGTTGTTTGTTCTACAGTTTGTGCATTTTCTTCTTCTACTTCTTCTCTAGCTTGTAATCCTACGTGTTCCATAATATGCGCTTGTAATATAGCCATAGTAGGCGGATTGTTTTTAACTAAATTTGATGTCATGAAAGCTCTATGTGCATCCATGTGCGCTAAATGATTTTGTTGTCTAAATGCTATTAAAGATTGTCCTTTCAAAGAACTTGCATTTTCTACAGCAGGGTCTGCTGGTTTCGGTCCTTGAGGTGCTGGAAGTATTGCGTCAATATCCTTAACACCTAAAGCTTGATACATTCTTCTATAAGCTTCATACATATTGTGAGAAGATGGGTCAGCTTGAGCTAATTGTAATTGTGTTTGTGCTAAAGTAACACGCTGAGACATTGAAAAAATATTAGGGTCTGATACAGGGATTATATCAATGTCGGTACTAAAATCTTCGGCCTTTAAACTTTCTGTTGCATTTTCTCCTACATCATAAGGATAAAAAGGGGGTAAACTTTCAGCAAAAATTTTTCCTAACAATTTAAACTCTTGTCTTTGAGCATAATGTAATCTTTTGTGAATAGCAGACATGACTCTCGCGCCACGTTCCATTAATGCCATTGTTGTTCCTACAGGAGCATTTGATCCTACACTATCTCCTAATTTTTGATCTGCAATTGCAGCGAATCTTGATCCAGCCTCTACACAAAAACCTAGTAATTGAAATAAAGTTTGACTTGGTTCTTTGTATGGAAGAGGAATTAATCCTTCTCTTAAACTACCACCTGGTGCATCTACATCTCTGAACTCACCTGGTTGAAGAGGGCTGTCATCATCTTTAATTCTTAAACCTCTAGCTTTAAAACCAGCAGGCAGGTTGGCTAATGTACCAGCATCTAATAATTGTCTAAGTGCTGCTGTTGCTGTTCTAGATAAACCACCCAACATGTGTATAAGACCAAAGCCGTAAAAACTAAACCCCGGTAAAAATTTATAATGAACAAAGTAAGAAATCTTTTTTTGCTTTGGGTCATCTTCTTTGTAGTTTCTATATATAGATAAAACTTTAGAAGATCCTTCATCTATAGTTACAATATAAGGAACTTTAATTCCATCATCTGCATCGACTCCTGGTATATTAAGATCAACGTGCATTTCCAATAATTGGAAACTATCTCTTGTATAAGAAGTTTTTTTAATTCCTGCTATATCGCTTTCTCTTTCTTGGAGTCCACTCTCTTCATCAAAAACTTGTAATTCTATATCTCTGTAAAAACCTGCAACTTGTAGTTTGCGAATATCATTCTCTGATTTTCTTAATGTGTGTGTTACTCTTTCACAACTAGTTAAATCCGAAGCAAGGTAAGGAACATACAAATCATCAGAAGGAATAAATTTTGAAACCGCTCTCTCAAGTCCTGCATCATAATAAACTTTTTTAAAAGCTGAACCTGATAGTGGTAAATAGAAAAGTAAAGAGTCTAGGTCTGGATCATATTCATCCATCTCATGCATAATTTGGTAGTTCATATAATCTTTAACACGTTGTGCTTGAGATTCTTTTTGTGGAGTTAGTGCTCCAACAATTTGAGTATTAACAGGTCCACCTGCTGGTAGTAATTCTTTGTAAGCTTGTGCTTGAAACTGTGTGATAGCCTCAGACAACATCGGGTGGGTAACAGAACTTGCTCCTGCAAAAGGCATTGTTCTTTCTTGGTGTTTAAATCCTAAAAGATCTAAACCTTTTTTATAAGTTTCTTCCCACTCTTGCCTAGAAGATTTATCATCTTCATATCCTTGACGAAGATCACTTGAAATTTTTCCTAATTCATCGTCTTTTAAAACTTCTGCTAAGTTCATATCAAAAGTTGTCTCTAACATCTCTTGCTGTTCACCTACGATAGCTGAACCATCTTCTAATATTTCTATGTCTGGTCCAAGTCCCTCTTCAACTTGCATTTGTACCATTTGTGAAACTGCTTCTTCTTCTGCAGGTAAAAACCCGTTTGTTGTCGATCCTTCAATTTTTTTATCAACTGCCACTCTATGCTACCTCAAATATGTCCATATCCTCTGGAGTATACATAAATCCTCCTGATTTCCTATGAGTTTTACTAGGTAATAGCATTTCAGGTGTTATTTTGATAGCAAAAACTTCTTTAAAATTTTCAGAATTTTTTACTTGTTCATTTATTGCCGAAGGAGTATTAGCATATTCAGCATCATCTAGTTGAACTTTAATAATTTTAAATTCAGAGTTATTATCCTTTGCTGCTTTTTTTAATATCTTTTCAATAGCAGATGTATAATGTTTTCCTTTAGGATCAACAGAATCTGGACCACCATAAAATTCTTCCATGCCAATACCTTTCATGTCTTTAGTTCTTTGATCTAAAGGAGTAGCTGTTCCACCACTTTGGCTGTAACGTTTTGTTATATATTTACTAGGAGAAACAGCGTACCATTCTGCAGCTCCCTCTACTGCATCTTCACCATAAAGTCTGTTAGCGGCAATACTTAAATCATTTTTAATTAAAGCTGAGCCCCATTCAGTTCTGTTTTTAAAAGGTACATTAGGATATAAATACTTCATTGCATTTTCAGAAAGTGAAGTTTTTAACTCACTTAACATTACTTTTTCTTTTTCTGCCGCCTCAAAAGCTTTTTTCTGTAATTCTTTAGAAGGTCTTACTCCTGCTGCAGCTAACTCATTAAATACCATTTTATTTTCAACAAACTTATCTAAAAATTGTTGCATTTCTAAAGGGTTTTTAAACATAGGTCTAAAAACAGTTTTATTTTTTAGAAAAAATTCTACAACTTCAGGGTTTAAATCTTGTGAAAGTCTATAGTCACCTGCAATCGCGTTTGCTCTTGTAGTTGCATTTGTATCAATAAGATCTCCTAAAGCTCTAGTCATTTTTTCTTCAAACTTTTTTGCTTGTTGTAAAATATCTGATTGTATTTCATCAGCAAAGGTTACATTAATATAACCTGCTTGCGATGAATCATTATGTATTTTTAATTTTTCTGCATCTTTATATAATTTATCATCAAAAGCTTTTATTTGATTATAAAGAGCGCTATCTTGTGCTTTTAACTCGTCCGCATAATTTTCGTAAAGCCTATTAATACTATTATCTGTCCAAAGGCCATCATCAAAATAAGATTTAATGTAGGGATCTTCTTCGGAAAGTTTTTTTAAAGATGATAATTTTAATTCTTTTGCTTGATTATTAACAGTGTCAATGTTTTTTGTAAGAGTTTTTAATTCTTTAGCTGCAAGAGAACCTATCCCATTAGTTGCTACAGGATCAGGATTAATAGCTAATCTATCGCTGGATCTTGTCCAACCTAAAACATATTTTTCATCAAAGCTGTGAGATTGATCACCTGACTTTATTACTCCAGGATCCATTGGTATGTATTCTGGTTTTAAAAATACAACGTTTTCTCTGTAACTACCTGGCACATAGCCTGGTTCCATATAGCTATTAGCGTACTGAGGATTCTTTACACCTCCATACAAACTATTACCATAAGTAATTCTATCTATTCCTCTAATAGGAGCTTTACGTATTATTTTTAATAAATCATTTTTATCAATAGGTACTCCACTATTTTTAGAACTTTTTAAATACTCTGTTAAAGCGTTATCATCTACTTCAACTTTAGGAATCCCTTTGGAATTTAAAAATTTGTATAGTGACTCTGCATCAGTAAATTTCTCGGGTGTGTTAGGGTCCATGAGTTTGGCTTCCAGTCCAGAATAAAAAATGTTTTCATTTTCTTCAGGTGAATCAATAATTTTTTTAGACTTAGGGTTTGTCACTGTTGTGCCATCTGGAATAATGTCATCTAAAAATTGTGATGTATCAGTATCTTGTGCCTCGTAGGAATCTTCTTTAACAATTTTATTTTTAATAGAGTTGAGAATACTAGCTTCACCTTTACTATAACTTTCTTTAAGTATTTTTGCTTTATCTATACCTGCAACGGCCCAAGCAGGGACTTTTCCAAAAATATTAGCTACCTTAACCCCCTCGATATCATCTAAGAAATTATTAGATTTCTTTTTAGCCAAAGGCATATCTATGTCAAATATTTCTAAATCGTCATAAGATTCATAACCAGGTTGATTAATATATTTTTGGATATCCATGTAGGGATCTTCCTGTGTAATAGGATTACTAAAAGCTCCACCATACTCAGAATTATCTTCATCAGGATCTCCACCTCTTGACATTTCTTTTGGTTCTTCTGGTTCTCCTGCTATTCTATCTATAGTCCCTAGAGCAAAAGCTCCTGGAATAATTTTCAATAAATTACTCTGCATCTTTTTTAAAGTATCTATACTAGGGATTAGGCCTTCCTTTATGCCTTTTAAACCTTTTATATTAATTGTGTCCATAAACTGGCCTACAGAATATGGAAAAGCTCCTTTTAGTTTTTGATAAATTTTAGGACTTTTTATCGCTAAAGTTCCTAAAGCTTTGGGAAAAGCCATCAGATCTACTCCTAAAGTAGTTATTGTTTCTAAGTTTTTCATACTTGGATCTGAATAATCCTCGTCATCAAAGACGTCTGGGATAAGATATGTTTTAAGTAACTCTTCGTCATTTAATGCATTAATTGCATAAGCAGATATTTGAGCCATTGCTGGTATAGTGTTGGCCACATTAATGGCTGTGTTAACAGCTAACTTACCATAATCGCCTGGAAAATTTTTTAATCTCTCAATGGCTGCAGCTTTGTCTTCTTCTGTTAAAGACTCGTATCGCTCTTGAGGTGTTTGTATATTAGAACGTAGCCCCATATTTCCACGTATATTCTCAATATTGTATATATCTTCATTATATATATCTTCATCTAATGTATCAGGACTTAATACGTCAGATCTGCTGTAATTTATATTATCTTGTGCCATTTTAATCGGATTCTAACATTTCTTCAATGTCAAGCAACCCTCCTTTTTGAAGATTTTTAACTTTATTATATGAAGGAAGTATTCTTTTATCTTTAGAACCAGGCACAATGTTATCTTTTAAAGATTCTTTTAATTGTAGAACATTGTCATACTGTCCCCCATAGTACTTAATACTGCCTTTGCTATCAGGAATAGCAAGATCTATTCCAAAATCTTTTGCCGTGCTGGATAGCATTTCTATTCTATTACTAAAACCTTGCACTTTTGCGATGTCTTTGCTGTTTGGAGTTCCAAAAAGTTCTTTTTGATTGCTGTTTATTAATTTTTCGAGAGCCCTGTCTTTTGCTAGCATAGTAAGCTGTATTTTTTTTCTAAGTTCTTCTGCTATTTTTTCATTTCTTTTCTTCGTTGTTAAATTTGTAGGAGCTCTAAATCTCATAGCTACATCCTTTTTATCTAAATTATCAGCTAATCGGTAGGCATCTTCTTTACCAAGAAGATGGTGTTTTTGTAAATAATTTGGATCATTAACTTTTTCAGAAAAAAATCTTTTTATTCTAGGATTTGTAGCCAATCTTTTTATAAATTTTGATTGAGGGGTAGTTCCATAGGAGGTTCTTAATTGTTTTTTTTTACTTAGCTTTTTAATTTTTGTTAAATCATTATTATTATAATTAATTTCACTATCTATAAAATTAAATAATTCAGGTTCATGTTTTTTCATAGTATCTTTATTGTTATTCCAAAAACTTTTTTTAAGATTTAAAGAAAGTATATCTGAAATATTATAATGATCCCTACCAGTTTGTTTTTTTCTTCCTACAAAATTTAGCATGTCCGATGTTGCTTCGTTGATTGTTTTGAATTCAGTTTCCATAATATTTTTTATCATTAAAAATCTATCGTTTGCTCCCCCTGGTTTGTAATACTCTGTGTACCTTTTCTTTGCTTCTGCAGCATCAAACTCTTTTTTGCTTCTATTTTTTTTAATCATACGCATGGCTTCTTTTGTTGCTTCAGTAAAATCTTTCGAGCCTCTAACACCACTTAGATAATTTTTTACTGTTTCAGGTTTAAGCGCACTTTTTGCTGAGGTTGTATCATAAAACTTTCTCTCACCAACTATATTTAATGCATCTACATAAAGTTTTTTAATATATTTATTAGCACCAGGGATTTTTTCATGATCCCCTCCATTTTTATAAATAATATTTAGTTCATTCTGAATAATTTTTTTGATTGCATTACTATTTTTAATAGTATTCCTTCCAGTTGTTTTTGCGTTAAAACTATCAATAACAGGTTTAATAACTTTTTCAGCTCGTTCCGCTATTTTTAAAAAATTAACATTATCTGCTATCTCTGGAATATTTTTAAGAATCCAACTTCCTAGATCTTTTCCTATCATTAGTAATAACTCCTTGGTTCTATATACATTTTTTCATCTTGATAGTCGGAGTCTAGCTGAATAAAATTGCCTTGTCTAAACCTAAGTAAGGCTTGTGTCGTTGAGTCAACTAAATCGTCATGTTCACCGAAAGGAAAGGCTGCACATTCTTCAATCACTTCTTCTGCCCAACGGTCCTCGGTACACCAAACTTGTCCCGCTTCAAATAGTGGAGCTACAGAGTTAACACGAACGTGTTTATCATTACCCTTACTAGGTGTATATGTAACAACGGGTATGCCAAGCTGCCGTAGCTCCTGGGTTAAAGGCATACCAGATGCTTTCGCTTCAATCAAGATTGTTTCGGGTTCCCAGTATGTATATTCTTCTAATGCTATTTTTTTTAAATCTGGAAAATCCCAACGTCCCTTTTTCATTGCTAATAATATAATGTTCCACGGTCCGTGCTCCACGGGTCTGAATACACCCCACGTTGTAATAGCACTAAAGTCCGCAGTTTCTTTTTTACTAAACGCAGTATCATAACTTTGTATGACGTGTGTTAAATCAGGAATCTTATCATCTGTCCAAATATTCCACCACTCTCGTTTAATAATAGAACCTTCTTCACTTGTTGGTTGTTGTTGCCATTGCGCTTGCCATTTCTGTTCGGACAACGCGGCTTTGACAGACTCTAACTCTGACAATTTCCAAAACTCTGGCCACATAGGTTTATCATTCAAGATAGCTGGAAACTCAACCACGTCCCACTGATCAGAATTTTCATTAGATTGTGCGTTTAAAAGTTTTCCTGTAAGATCTTTTGTTGACCATCTCGTCATCACAATCACAATAGATCCACCTGGCTGTAATCTTTGTCTAGGACCCGAGGTATACCATTCGTAAGCATTGTCCATAGCTGTTTGACTAAGAGCATCTTGTTCCGAGTGAGGATCATCAATGATCAGTAAATCCGCACCACGGCCCGTGATTGCACCACCAACACCAGCAGCAAAATATTCTCCACCTTTATTTGTAGTAAAACGACCAGCTGCTTTAGAATCTTGAGATAAACTTGCTGTAGGAAAGACATCTTTAAATTCTTGTTGGTCAAATAGATTACGTACTTTTCTACCAAAGTTATATGATAGCTCAGCTGTGTGAGTTGTTTGTATAATTTTTATTTTAGGATTCCTACCCATCATCCACGCAGGAAACAAATTAGATGCAAACTCAGACTTAGTATGTCTAGGTGGCATATTAATAATTAATCTTTTTATTTTTCCATTAGCAACATCTTCTAATTTTTGTGCATAAATTTTATGATGATTTCCTGCTATAAAATCTGGCCAAACTTTTTTTACAAAAGTAAGATAGGAAGAACGAGCCCCCTCAGCTATTTTAATTTGCATTTCCCTTAATTGATATTTAAGTAAATCCGTTGGTAATTCAGTTTTTTTCATAAAAGTTATATCTTAGTGTCTGTTTGTGTAAAACTCAACACTAAAGGCTTCGCCTTGCGTGACGGGTGCAAAACGGGGTGTGGGGGGTAATTACCACTACATATGGTATTTGAGATAGTTTGTAAGTACCTAATGTTGATTAAGTCTTTTGGAGATGGAGTCTGCTGGATACCAGCACACCTGTGCTGTCCTGCATAAAAAAAACCCCCGTGCCTCATAAACACGGGGGTTGCCTGTCTACCTAAGTAGAAACTTTTACTAGTCGGATAGTATAACTATTAACCACCCAACAAGAATTACTATGGCGCACGTGAAAAACACGTACGCCCAATATAAGGTCATCTGTTTTGAAATTCCCTCATCTTACGTTGACCATTAGTCAACAGTTGATCTGCCCACGCCTTCACTTGGGGTGAAGCATTGGGGTTAAGGATAAGTTCCTCAACTTCACTTTCGAGCCACTTGTAAAGTGCTTTCCAGTTAAGGTGAACTGTCATCTGCTCATCTGTTAGAGGACTGTGAGCAGTAGGGTTAGTAGGTTGAGTAGTGCTTCTTGAAGCGACACCCATAGTAGAAGAGAGGACAGCGAGTCGTCTTTCTAGATCGTTTGTGTAATCGTCAGGCATATTAATTATTCCTTTCTTTATTATAAATAGATCCTATCACTAATAACATGGGATTGTCAAACAATCATTTAAAGAAAATATATAAATAAGTTATTATTATTACGAACCACATCAACCCTTGTATTAGTATATCGTATATTGTCATTTGTTCCTTTCTGGTAAACTCAGCCCTCCCACCCGTGCCATATATATATATACTTATACCTAGTACGGCTTGGTTGGAACTGCAATGCAATGGAGAGTAAAGCGTTGCAGTCCCGAAGTTTATTTATATTGCTAGTTTAAAGTCAACGATACTACCGACTGACATATCATCTCTTGAACTCTTGACGATCTTGTCAGACATAGGCATTGCTTGTATCTGCTTGTAAGAAGTTGGAACTTTGCAATTGTGATATTCCAATTCGCCTAACTTCTCTTTCACCATAGCGTTATCAATCTTTGATGACTGCTTCTCTGTAATGTTAAGAGTATAGTCTTTACCGACTACTAAGTTAGATCCCTCTTGTACACCCATTTCAATCAATAGGTTTCTATTAACCTTGATAAAATCCTCTAGGATTTTTTTCATGGTGAGCGCACGACCATAGGCGTCAATGATAGCCTTCTGATCTTTTGTTGAAATCTTACCACCTTGATAGGCTTTAGATAAGACCTCTAGTATATTAACAGGTTTTGACATTATAGTTTTCCTTTCTGTACTTTCTGTTGTTATATATAAGATAGTCCCATTTTTTTATATGTCAACCCTTTTACTTATTTTTTTTTTAAAACAACTAATTAAGTTCACATCAAAAAAACCAGATGACTTCTTAATATATATACTACTAGTAGGCAAACCTGCCTTTCGGGGCAATGCGATGGAGAAACGATCCCATTTTAAGAGCCATAGAGACAGGTCTTAGAATGTCCCATGTATGAATCATCATAGGTTTAAACACTCTAAACACCATTTCGCACTGGACTTACACATCAACTCCCAGCGTCTGGGGTTAATATACATATACTACTAGGCCAGATCTTTCACGAATCGCCAATGCAATGGAGACTGTCGTCAGTAATACGGCACCTGCGTAAAGTCTATAGAGTCCAGCAACCAAAAAAAAGAAAAAGCTGTAGCTGCGATCACGGGACCGGGGGCAAAATATACCGCAACCATATACACCAAGATAAGAAAACCGAGCCAATGCATAATGTCAAGCCTGCTTTTTTTCTTCTTCGTCTTCAAATTCTACCATATGGTAACAATGTTCTTCAACAGCGAACCACGCCAAAAGGTTTTTTAGTTGATACATCGAGCCAACAAGTCCTCCTCGTAATGTAGCAAGAAATTCTAGGATAGTCAGACCTTGACCCTCTGCAGATTCATAGACCATTGTCCAAATCTCGTCCTCGTGTGCGTCATGAAATGCAGAAGTATCAGCATAATATATAAGTTCGCTTATTATTCCGTTCACGCAACCATGCTCAACAACTTCCTTGATTTGGTCTTTGTCTAAGTTTTTTTTGATCCAATCTTTAATGTTCATTTTTTATTTCTCCTTACTAATAATATAGTGGGATATAGTGGGATTGTCAAGAGGTAAAGTGAAAAAAAATAAAAAAAGATTGGCACTTATATAATAGGAGCAAAAATAGATTGACCGAAGCTCCCAGCTCCCCCGGGGGCTTGTTTACTATACTAGTAGGTACGAGTGCTTGGGGGTTGGCAATGCAATGGAGATCAACCAGCACATCTCCCAGCGTCCTGCCGGGCTCATATTTAATAACACTATACTAGTAATGGTGCGAGGGTTCGGGCAATGGGCAATGGAGAGTTACCAGCACATCCAGATGCGTCCTGGAGAAGACGGAACTATCCCACTTATTACGTGATGGTGGGAGGTTCAGGCAATGGAGAATGGAGAAGGATCTCCTGCACCAGCTTCCAGGGAGCTCTGGCTAGTTCAAACGACCATTTAGGCTCGGTTTTTGCTCCTTCGCCCGCAATGGAGTGAACCAAGGAACCAGAAAAGATATGGAGTAAGCCCTGAGAGGGGGCCTTGGCCATAATGAAGGATCTTCCACCGCATAAACTGTGCTTATAATTCCACATGATTTGATGAGGTCTTAAATTTACTTTGTTACTCTTTATTACTTTAAGTTCCACCCAAAAAGGAATTCCGTCTTTGATACCATAAACATCAGGAACGCCAGGCATAGCCCAATTTTCTTGTCGTGTCCAAAAGATATCAGGACAATTTTCCTTTAAATCTTTCCAAAACTTACTCTCAGGTTTCACTGAAAAAACCAAGCTATTGCATACAAAACTGCTAAAATAACTACAAGCCCTTTAAGCCCACCAAACAATAAAAACATAGGCAAAACTTCTGCCCATGGTATGATCACCCTAGAATCAATTTCTTTCATTGAAACATCTAAAGGAATAGACTGTCTAGGTTTTTCCATTAGTGTCCTCCGTTTCTATCACTCATTTTTTATGCTTCTTTCTTTGGTTAACAGACCAATCTATATAGTCTCTGATTTCCTTTTTAGTAGAGGGTGTGTATCTCAATTCTGTAATAGCCCTAACTTTCTTTTTAACATTTTCCATTTCCATTTGTAAATCTGCAATGGCTTTTTCTATCTTGGTTTCAAAATTACTCATTTGATAATCCTTTTATTGGTATGCTACGATCTCGGGCAGACCAACCTATAATGCCTCTGTTGGCGTCTCCTTTAATATGTAACCAGACTAACTTATTAGATTGATTAATATTATAATATCCAAATAGTTTTAATAAAAACTGTGTCATATTTCTTCCTTTCTTTTTAATCTTTCTAAACTTTACTCCCATACTATTACATAGTCAACTAATTATTTTTTAACACTTCCATTTTTTTAAAGCTAAAGCTTTTCTAGTAGGTTCGCCATTAGGCTTTTTCATTGGGCCTTTTACTCCACTCATTCTAGCACAGAAACTCTTTTTTCTGTTTTTAGCCTTAGTTGTCTTAGGATTAGGAGCGGGTGCTTGAAGATTAGAACCATCTTTATTGTTGAAGTAAGCTCTACCAGCAGCATTTAAACCCCCACTAGCGTTTTGATATTTTTTTGCAACCATTATTTATTTTTTCGTTATTTGCTTCAATTCTTTAATTTCTTCATAATCAACAGTGATACTAAATTGTTCTTTTAATTGTTGTAATTTAGCCTGTACCTCATCTCTGTTCATTGAATCAATTGTTCCAGTAAGTATTTCTTTTTTGTCAACATACAAACCAGCTATCTGACCTCTACGGGTTTCTGCAGCTACTGCCGCGTTCCAATTACCTGATTCACTTGCTTTGTCTCTAATTCTCGCCAATGTAGCCAAAGACCTATCTTGAGTACATTGATACCTTTCTACAATAGCTCTTCGTTCATGTTCTATAGCTTTTGCCACAATAGGATATCTATCAGGGTTTTGTAACTCTGATGCCCTTACAACAGCAGAGTCCCTGGCATAGCCAGCTTCAGTTGCACATTGTGTTGCAGTTTTTAATCCTTCAGAATGGACAAGAAGCAAAATAAACTTTCTTTGTTTTCCTGTTATCTTAGGATTATATAAAGAATCCGATAAAGGTTCTGGTATTACTAAATTATTCTCTTCCATAAATTACTTCTCCAATAGTAGCTTTTTACCACATAATTAAAACAAAATAAAATAAAACACTGCCTGTTATCGGTATGACTAGGTTACTTCTGGTTACCTCTAAATATCACTCAGGTAACCTTACTATTGTTGATATACTTAGTAAGTTACTCGGGTACCTAGGATACCTCTAGTTTTGTAAAATATTTTTTATTTTATCTGACAGAATACATCTATAGAGAACCCTGTTTATGGAAATTGCTTAGGATCTTGGGTAACCATACTAGTAATTTTCTCTAAAATAGCTCTACCTTCTGTTATAATCATTTGCCATTCATCTTTATTGAAGGTTCTATTATATATAGGATTGTAGAATTTTACAGATACTTCGTCACATTTATGACAAATGGATATTTTTCTAACGGGGCTGTTTGGTAGGTTTATTGACATTCCTTTTCACCTTATGTGATGGAAACAATATTACATTGTCGGGTAGATTTTTCTTGAAGTAAATTGCATCCATTAAATCTAGTTTGGCTTGTCTCTCGTGGTTCGTGGTCTCAGATGCGAGCAACGTGTCTAACAAATCTCTTTGCGCTAACACTTCCTTATAGTCTTGGGCCATACTATCTCCTTTAATGTCCCCGTATGGACAAAATCCTTAACGGGGATCATCAATTTAAGACTAAATAATAGCCTATTATGGTTAAAAACGCAATATCAGTCTTCCTCGTGCATTTCTTCATGATCTTTTGCCATGGCTGTTGCCAAAGCCCATTCACGCTCTTCTTTTTGGCCTTTTAAGGCTTTTAAATTACCTTCACTCCATCGGGGGATTTCACCTTGCGAATGACATTCTACACATTGTAAAATAATTTCGTCACCTTCCCATGAAGAACGAGTAAAACCATTACCTTTACAAGAAGGACATATAACTTTGTTTAATTCCATAATCTCTCACCCCTATACGTTAATGGTTAAATGTGTGTTGTTAAGTTTCGTGTCTTCAACACCATTAAGATCAACGATTGTATATAACACGCCATTATAGTCTGGATTTTTACAAAACTCATCTAAAGTTATTGTAGTACCAGGTCTATATTTCATCAAATGTGCGTGAAACGCTTTTGTATCATTTTTTAATTCAACAATTTTTCCTGATTGGTCGGCAGTTCCTGACTGTTTAAAGGCCATGCCATCTATCTTTAGAATTGTTAACATTTCTGTTGGTGCATCAAAGCTCCAACTTATTTTAGCTATGCTCATTAAGCCTTCCTCCTTGTTTGCTTTTTACTTTCTTTTAAAACTAGCTCTGTAATTTGCATACCGACTGATCGGTTAGTTGCCTCCGCTAATTGTTTTAGTTTTTCGTATGTGTCTATTTTTACAGCAACAGACTTGAACTTTAATATGTTCATGCTTTTTTCCTTTCTGAGGTTTCGTCATTAGTAACTTTTTCGTAGTCACCAAGATCGAGTTGGAGTTGATTAGAGTCGTGAGCCACGAATGGAGTAAATTGGCGCCCTGAATTGTTAGCAAGTGTCTGCCATGTCTTTGCGTTGTCATGATAAAATCTTGCCATTTCAAAATCACCCATTCTTTCACATTCTTTAGCTCTTTCATAATTTGTTCGAGAACGTGTTAGTCGAAGACCAAAACGATAGCCTTCTTTAAACGTTAATTCGAATTCACTTTTTAATGTGGTCATTATATCCTTTCTAAATATATGGGATAGGATATATAAATATATGGGATTGTCAACTCCCTAAATAATTACTATTTAGATAGATTTTCTACGAATATCGGTATGATTAGGGAATTTTTTATCAATTAACCAACAGTTGTATGCGTACTGCCAGTCACTTCCAAATTCATATCTGCAATATTGTTTGACACCATCATCTAAATATTTATTAGGATTTGATTTAAATAATTTTTTTAATGTGTTTAACATAAGCTCTTTATAAATCGTTTTTATAAAATGACTTGTGTTATTTTTGCAGGTCTACTGTTACTTAATTATTTGTCTAAACATAAACCATTATCTAAAACAACTTTTTCATCTGTTTCAATCCATACTCTAGCACCACAAGATAAAGGTTTATCAGGACTGTATATAATTTTAGAAGGTCCTTCTATTTTTACTTCATGAGCATAATTGTTTGAGTTAGAAGTTTTAACTGTAATCACAGGTTCTTTAACATTATTTTTTATATTAGATCTAATCTTATGTTGATTTATATGTATTCTTTTTTTCATTTATTTACCTGCCTCTCCCCAGTTATCTCCTAATTCTACATCAACTTTACTTGGTACTAAAAGTTCAACACATGTTTCCATGATCTCTTTAATTTTTTTAGAATCTTTACCACACTTACCTACACTAAAATCTAATTCATCATGGACTTGTATATGTGCAAGATAACCTTCTTTGTGTAACTCTACCATAGCTTTCTTTGTTTGGTCTGCAGCTGATCCTTGAATTAATCTATTTAATGATTTGTATGTCCAGGCTCTTTTAATTGTATGCTCACCATATTCTCTTTGGGCTTCTGCCAATGGTAAAGCTTTTGATCCCCATTCGTTTGTTGGTTCCCATAAATCAAAACGACATCTTCTACCAAGAAGAGTTCTAAGAAAACCTTTCTTACCAGCAGATGCCATTGTTCTATTCATCAATTGTTTTACAAAAGGTACGCGCTCATGATACGTAGCTAATAAGTCTGATGCATCTTCTAAATTTAAACCTAACTGAGACATAAGCTTTCCTTTACCCATGCCATAGAATAATCCTAAATTAATTGTCTTAGCTTGTTTACGATCAATGCCTGCCATGTCACTTACTAGCGTATGAAAATCTGTTTCGGGGTCCGTGGAATAAGCTTCGGCAAACTCAGTTGCGCCAGGCAATCCTCCTGTATTACTTCCAGTGAGAGCTGCATAATGAACAACAAGTCTAGGTTCTTGCTGTGAGTAATCAAAGATACCCCAGTCTTGCCCGTCTTCTGGTATAAAAATAGATCGAATCATAGGGCCAAGAATAGCGTTTCTTGCTGGGATCTGCTGAAGGTTAGGATTACTATAACTAAATCGTCCTGTTACAGTTCCTCCTTGATCAGATCGCATTTGATGTATCTCAGCATGAATACGACCCTTGATAGAATGTTTTAAAATCGTATCAATAAAAGTTGTTCTTGCTTTATTTATTTCCCTTGCTTCCACAACCATCTTCGCAAGAGGAGACTGATGACTTGACAAAAAGTTTTTATCAAATTTTGGTTGACCTGTTGGTGTGCGTTCATAAGGAATCTGTAGTGCATCAAATGCTTTTGAAACGCTAGATGCTGCCCATACTTCCACATTGAAACCCGAGAGCTTTTTGATCGAACCCATGATCTTATTTTCTTGTTTTTGTAAATCACTTTTAATCCTTTCTGCTTTGTCTGTGTCTACTCTTACTCCCTTCATCTTCATCTCGAAGAGAACGGGAAATAAATCTATCTCTAACTCAAATATATTTGTGAGTCCTTGCTTTACAATTTCTTTTTTTAAATGATGCCATAGTCGAAGAGTAACAGCAGCGTCTTGCTCTGCATAGTCTCCAACGTGAGATGCGGGTAACTTCCACATTTCTGATTTGGGATTTAATCCCCAAGCTTTTGCCGCTTCATAGAGTTGGGTTTCCGCTTTTGACTCTTGTAGATAATCTTTTGCTAATGAGTTTAGATCAAAACGAAACCGGTTCTCGTCCACAAGTGGTGCGGCAATTAAAGTGTCAATGATTTTACCTTTGATGTCAATGTCTAAAGTTTTTAACCAACCAACATCATAGAAAGCATTGTGAAAAATGTAGTTGACATTTTCGTAAGAACATTGTTTGCGTAACCACTTTGTAACAACCTTTTTATCCATGTTGGGCGGTGTTTCGTGGGCAATGGGATAATAACCTTGCCAACCGTCTACTGCAATTGCAATACCGATGACTTCACCATCTCTTCTCATGTAGCCAGGGCCACTTGTTTGTATGCCTGGATCTCTTGTTTCTAAGTCGATAGCTATTTCATCATAACCTGATAGATCAGGAAAATGATCGGGCATAACCCATTCACTAGGCATGCGATGAACTTTAGGAAACCAGTTACTTTGTTCTTTCACTAATCTCTCCAGCGATGGCTAAATATGCGGCAGCATCTGTGTAGTTGTCTTTTTTCTGTTTGTGCATTGACCTGGCTACCTTTAATAAGGCCATGCACATCGCTACGTCATGAGCAGATATAGTCTTTCGGAGGAAAATTGACCATAACGCAGCAATGTTTTGATGGGTTTCTAATATATCCCCGTAATCTTTATTGCGGTCATTACTTGTTAACCTAATAGCTTCTTCTAAAAATTCTTTTGTTATCATACTTGCCTTTCATAATGGAATATTGGTTCATATTCAAATTGTCCTTCTGTTCTGTGAACGATATGCAATTCTTCTTTTGCTCTCGTTGCTCCTACATAAAATACTCTAGCCTCATCATCTCTGCCTTGCTGGCTTTCGATGTAAGAAGAATAAGGTCCATAAGATAGATCTGTTAACAACATAACTTTTTGTCGTTCCCCACCTTTTGAAGCATGAATAGTAGATACTTCAATACGAGGCACTGCATCTAACTTATTTCCTGAACGCATGACAGCACGCAAATATTTTATTTTATTTTGCAATCCTTTAGAATTTAACATGTCATACCAAGCTATTTCTTTTACACTTACTTCTTTTTCTGTAGTTACTTTAATGTAATCTCTTAAACCAAAATCCGCAACAAGAGTTTCTAAATTAAATGATCCTTCTGGCTTTCCTTTAAATACTCCGTAATTTCTTTTTATTCTAGTGCTATCCATATGCTTGTAAATAATATCACATTGAATACCAGAAATTGTTTTTCCGTTCTGTAATTCTGTCCAGGCACGAATAGCTTCTATGTAATTAAAACTAATTACTGATTGTCCATACCTTTTATACAACCAACCGTACATTTCCAGTGATTCGCACACTTGTTTGACGATTTCATGCGTTCTACAGAGAATTAACCACTCTCCAGAGGCTAATCCTTGATTTAAGGACCGTACAGAGTGTGTTTGTCTTTTACCAGTATGATTCGTTGGCAAATATTGCTTAGGGATGCGTCTTGAGATCGAATTTGCCAATTTTGTAGCTAAACTATGTACTTCAAATGGGATTCTGTATGATTGTGTCAAAGGAATAATCGTGTTGTTAGATTTTTCATCTGCCATATCTATAAAATGTTCAATGTCAGCTCCAGCCCATCTAAAAATTGCCTGATCATCGTCTCCAGCTACATAAGTTTCTAAAGCTCCTGATTGTTTTTGTATCATATCCACAACCTTCCATTGTTGTGCAGATAAATCCTGTGCTTCATCTATAAATAAATATTTTAATTGTGGAGGATTTTCTTTTTTTAAAAATTCTGTGAAGTAATCTACATACTCATGTTTATTTCTATCTGTTTTAAATTTTTTAAGATCTATCTCCATTTGTTGGATCATCTTACGGGCTCCGTAACTATTTAATTTAGTATCTATAAATACCTTATCTAATCTATTTTCATCATCCGGGTACTTTGCATAAGCTAAATTAATGATGTCCTGATACTCACTCTTAGCTGTAGGCATAGAAATATCTACACCATTCCCTTTACGCATTTTATTCACATACTGATGTCCCGTGATCCGAGATAACTCACTATAGTCAAAATCATCCATAATACTTTCCTGTGATAGCTGTAGCCTTCTGTAAGCCAGGGAATGAAGAGTAGAGAAATATGGGAAAAGAACTTTTATAGCATCTTTATCGTAATTCTGGCCAAAGCTTTGCGCTATTCTATCTCTAATCTCTTCTGCTGCTTTTACCGTAAAACTAAAATAACCTATTTCTTTCGAACTACATAGACCCTCCTCAATAAGAGACTTAACTTTATTTTTAAGATAAGTTGTTTTTCCTGTGCCTGGTGGTCCTATAACTATGTGTCTACGCATTAGTATGGATCTTCCTCTTTAAAGTCTTTTTCACTGACTTCATACTCAGTACCTAAAATATTATTAGGTATTTTCCAGACATGCTCTGATTTATTAACAACTTTAAGCTTTGCTGTTTTACCTCCAAACTCTGAAAATAATTTATATTGGTGTGAATCTGATATTTTATTAAATCTTTTAGCTTTTAAAAAGTCTCTAAAGACCTGTGGTTTAAAAAAGAAAGCGTCTTCGACTTCGAATACTTGACCTAACAATACATCCTGTCTATCTTTAGCTCCTTTGTTATTCTCAATAAATATTTGTAATTGAGCCAGGAATTGACCTTTAAAGGATACCTCTCCAGGCAGTTGTATAAAGTCACCTTCACCCATATTCTTTAGTAATCCGTCTACCATGTCTGCCCATACTGCAGGGGCCACAGGTCTTGGACTTATGTCCGCTTGACCTATACAAGCTTTACGATATTCAGCGTGACTTGAGAGTTGGTCAACAGTTAAGATAATAACTTTACCATTATGTGTAAGCTCATACATTGGGTTGTCGGATACCCACTTCTTTAAACTTGTAATGTCGTCTTTACCAGCATTTCCTATACCAAACTTTTGTGACTGACATCTAATTTTCTCACATACAGATTTAAAGGTAGGCTCTTCACACCTATAAAAATATTTACTATCCTGTACTTGTTTATAAATTGTTTGTACTTCTCTACTTGGTAGAGGTGGTTTAAAATATTTACGATTATACTCATCTAGCTTATCTTCTATCTCATTAGGAAATCTATTGCGTAAATAAATACCCATTTGAAATAGGGACATGTTCCGTGATCCCTCGCTAAAGCCTTGTTCAGCAAGAGTCAATAAACAAGGAGGGGCTCCTTTAAAATCGTCTTTATTATTTTGAGTAACTGGTTTTTCTACTTTAATTTCTTTAATATTTTCAATAACCTTAGTTTCGTAGAAAGCACAAAACTCTGAAAGTTCTATTAAGGCTTCTCCCTTATCATCAAAAGCGTACCGTGTAGGATATTCTGGATGGTTATAAGGTAAGTTTAAAAAGTTACCTGTTCCTTTAGAATTTAATTCTATTTGTTTGGGAAAGATTTCTGATCCACCATAACCTAGCCAGGCAGATATTTCTGTAAGTTTCATTTGCATTTCTTTTGCAGTTGCTGGTTGTCTCACAAATAAAAAAATATGAGCTCCACCACTTTTTGACTTACAAACAATTAAAGGAAAGTTTTTAGTTTGAATTTTTTTAATTAATGCCTTGTGATCTAAGCCATCATAAGAGTCAATATCGATTGCTCCCCAGGTACATGTATTATCATCTCTTATAGGAATTATTCCTAAACTAGGCTCACGACCTTCTAAATGATCTAACCATTTTTCTTTTGTTAAATTTTCTTTTTCAATCCAGGACTTGGCTTCAAGTTTGCCTGATTCATTCTTAGAACGACTTTGTGTCTGACCATAGGCTCTATCCAAGCCACTAAAAATCTCTATAAATTTTTCTTTGTCGTTCATCAATTCTCTTTCTCATTCGTTTTGAAAAGGTGGTTGCAGCACCACCTTTTCACTAGTTAGTAATTAGTAAGGAGCGTTTTCGCTTACTGTAGTCTCATCTTCATGTTTAACTTTTACTTCGCCTTTGTCAACACTCTCTTGAAATATTTTTCCTTGAGCGTAGATTTCTTGCTTTTCTACAGGGCCAACTCTATTGATATCCCAGCCAAACCATTGGCCTTGATCGTTAGATTCTGGTACTGTTGTTAACTTATAAATATGAGAAAAAGTAGGAGGATTAAAGAATCCATTTTTCCCTTGCAATTTTAAACCCAACATCAAAGAATTCCATCTTTTAGATTTTTTTCTTTGTGTACTCTTCATAGCAACTAATGCTTGTGAAGTTGTACCGTCTTTGCTTAAAATTAATACGTAATGATTAGCCGTGTACTCAATATAATTACCGTTTGGTAATCTATCTTTGTTGTTATCATCACGCGTTGTTTTAGTAAGTATATTACTACTAACAGGGTGGATGTTTACAGGTGCGCCTGTACCTTTACCCCTGTCTGACCATTCAATTAATTGAGGTTGGTAAGCACAAGGTATTACTTGAACACCTTCCTCACCACTATAAAGTTCTCTGGTCAAAGTGTTAAACATCATACCTACTTCAGCACCCTCAATATATTTAGGTGATCTCTTTTTTACTTCATCATTAGTATCACTAAGAATTCGTAAAAAAGGTATAGATAGATCTTCAGAGCCTAAGTTAGTTAAGCCCTTACCTGCGTCTTCTTCAAAGACAGAGGTATCGAAAGTGACAATGTTTGTCTCTTCTTTTTTCTTGACTGCGTTTGTCATTTTTTACTCCTTATGTTTTTCTTGTTATTTTAGTCTTCTGTCCGATGAACAAATTAAATTTATTGTCCGGGATAGATTTTCCTTCTTCATGCCACTTTTTAATAGTAGCCTTCAGTGTAGAAGGATGCACTGAAATTTTTACTTCAGGAACAAGGCCCATTTCTTTAATGGTTTCTTCTAAATGTTTTGCTTTATTGCCTTCTCCCTTACCGAAACTTATACCAACATTATTTTTTATAATGTCTCCTAAACCGTTGGCTTCTAACCAACCATAACACTCTTTTGATTTTTCAGGATCTTTTGGAATTGACACATATATATCCTCAACTACTTTTACCTTTGATCCGTCATACATTTCTGTAGCTGTCAAACCTAATTCAGCCATTGCTGTAGGTAAAGTCTCACCTGATAGTGTTCTTAAATTTTCTTTTTGCATCTTTAAAGTTTCCTCTAAAGAAGAAATTAATTCTTCTAATTTTAATTGTTCTTGTAATAAAGAAGATATACTTTTTAAATCTTCTTGTTTAACTTTAGTAACTGCGTGATCTTCAAAATCTATCGGACTCATCAATTTCACCTTTCTCGTTCATGTTTATACTAACAGGATAATAACGTTTTTCTTTTTTATCCCATTTAAGTATTTTAAATTTACCTCTGTTTATATCAGCTGCTACACAGCCTGCAATAACCATTGCAGCAGGGTCACCCATCATTAAAAGATAATCATCATCACAAAAATCTTTAAGTTTTCTTTTTACTTTTCTAATAGCAGGTTGGGCACTAAACATAATTTGTGAGCCACTATCAAATAGAACTTCTATTTCTCCGTATGCTTCTGCACTTAAAACATTTACATAAGGATTTTCCTGTACTAAATAAACTTTTGGTTTTTTCTGTATCATCTTTCTATCTATATATTTACCTCTTGATTTTTGATTTGGCAAGTACTATTATTAACTTTTAGAAAGTGATTATGGATTATAGATTTAAAACTAAACCTTTTAAACATCAATTAGATGCTTTAAATGAAAGTTGGAACAAACAAAACTGGGCTTTATTTATGGAAATGGGTACTGGTAAAACCAAAGTAGCAATAGATAATATTGCCATCCTTTATGATAAAGGAAAAGTAAATTCTGCTTTAGTTATAGCTCCTAATGGTATTAAAAGAAATTGGCGTAATGAATTAAAAATTCATTTACCTGATCACATTAATTATCGTTGCGCTGTTTGGGCTTCTTCACCTAAGAAAAAAGATCTTTTAGAGTTAGAAAAAATAAATGTTATTACTGATGATTTAGTAATTCTTATTATGAACATTGAAGCTTTTCAAAGTGGTAAAGGTTTTCAGTATGCTTATAATTTTTTATTAAGAACATCCAGTTTTGTTTGTATAGATGAATCAACTACAATTAAAAATCATAACGCTAAGAGAACAAAAAATATAATTAAACTTTCTAATTGTGCAAAGTACAAAAGAATAATGACAGGTTCTCCTGTTACTAAATCTCCTTTGGATTTATATAGCCAGGTACAATTTTTAGATCCTTATCTTATCGAACAACAAAGTTATTATAGTTTTAGATCAAGATACGCTGTCGTTGTTTCGAGATCCGTGGGCAGTCATTCGTTTCAACATATCGTTAAATACCAAAGACTAGATGAGTTACAGGAAAAAATAAAAGAATTTTCTACAAGAATTCTAAAATCAGAGTGCTTAGATTTACCTGAAAAACTTTATACAAAAAGAACTGTCGCTATGACAGCAGAACAATTAAAAGCTTATATAGAAATTAGAAATTCTGCTATGACTTTTTTAGAAAACGACAAAATGATGAGTGCACCTACAATACTAACTCAAATTATTCGCTTACATCAAATTACTTGTGGTCATTTTAAATCTGATGACGGTGAGGTTATTCCTCTTAAAAATAATAGACTACAAGAACTTCTAAATGTTTTAGAAGAAACAAACGGCAAGGTAATTATCTGGGCTGTTTACAGACATGATATACAAACTATAGAAAAAGGAATAGGTGAAATATATGGTAAAGAATCTGTGGCTTCATATTATGGTGATACGCCAGATAGTGATCGTCAGTCTATTGTGGACAGTTTTCAAGATAGCGAAAGCCCTCTCCGATTTTTTGTCGGAAATCCAAAAACAGGAGGCTATGGGCTCACTCTTACTGCTTCTCACACTGTCGTTTATTATAGTAATGATTACAGTTTAGAAATACGTATGCAATCAGAAGATCGAGCACATCGTATAGGACAGACTAATAAAGTGACTTATGTGGATTTAATTGCTGAAGGAACTATAGATGAAAAAATTGTTAAAGCTTTAAATAATAAGATTGATTTGGCTAGTCAGGTTATGGGTGAGGACCCTAAAAAAATACTTTTTGATTAATATTTTGTTGTAATAGTATTTCTAATCTTATAACACGTTCTCTTATATCTGGAATATCTTGAGTAATGGTTTGTTCAAGCATACTCTGCTTTGCTTCAATAGCTTCTAATTTTTGACTCATCATTCCATAAACACTTCCAGCACTAACAAGTATCATTGAAAACCATACTATGTTTCTAATGCTAAAATCTTTTTCCATTATCCTTGTGCCACTAAATCATTAATCATTTTTAATTTTTCATAAGTAGACATTGCACGTCCGCCTTGATTGTAACCCATCTGTAAATTTTTCATAATACGATCATCAATATTATCACTAGCACTTAATGACTGTGCGTTCATTGTAGCTCTATTAATATCTCCACCATAAGCAAAACCACCTGCCACATTACCAAAAGGATATTGTGATGGATTAAAAACCATAGCTCCGTCACTATCCATGTAAGGATTATCTATTTCATTTACTCTTTGACCGTACACATTCAAATCACCTGGGTTGTCTTCTTCAAAAATATTTTGTCTTTGTGATGTTTGTGTTGGGAAAGGACTTGTTCTTTGTCTAGAATAATCTGTTTGAGAAACTTCTGTGCCACCTATTGTTGTTGGATCATATAAAGTACCTTCTGCACTACCCATACCGGTTGGATCAGTAGCATCTGTTCTTGGATTTTCTGCACTACCCATACCAGTTGGATCTCTTTCTTGAAATTGATAACCAGGAGGTACTTGATTAAAATTAGAAAAGTCTTCTAACGCAGACATATCTTCTATACCTATTTCACCTTGGGTAGGTAATGATTCACCTTGATATGCTCCTTCATAATTACTTGGATATACTATTTCTTGTAAAGACTGTTGATCAGGCATTTGTTCATTTGTTTTGATATTTAATAATTTATTTTGTAATTGACTTAAACCTAGAGACTCTCCTAATCTACTAAATAAGCTACCTAAACCACCTGCGTTTCCTATTGCTTTATTTGCTGCATAAGCTCCAGCAGATAATGGTCCACCCATAACTGATAAAGCTGCGGGAATAAACCCAGATCTACCTACGTCTCCTAATGCTTGTCTAAAAGTAGGTTGGTTTGCTGAAAAAAATCTTAAATTTCCTTGTGAGTCAAAATCTGTTGGAGTAAAATCTCTTGTGCCGTCACCAAACTGTCCGCCACCTGAAGTTTTAGCACCTCTGCCGTAATCAACTAAAACCTTTTCTAAATTTGCTTTTGCTGTGCCATAATCACGATTTATGTCGTCAGTTGTTATACTTCGAATACCTCTTTTTGCTTTAATAGCATCAATAACTTGTTTGTCTAATGCCTGACGTTCCATAGGACTTTGCATCCTGTCATCAAAAGCTGCTTGGTTTTTTTCTTGTTGGGTTTGTCTGTTGGTTTTTTTATAGTTATTACCACCAAAAAATCTATCGAATAGTCCCATTATCTTCTCCCTAATGCTATAGCTTCGTCTAAATTGCCACCAGCTAAAGCTGCTCTTTGTTCAGGATTTAATGCTGCTGCTGCATTACCTCCCATACCTGCACCAGTTTGTTGTATTGCTTGATCAAAGTCAACATTTAAAAACGGATCTACAGGAGCATCTGCAACATTTATTTGTTCTGATTGAACCTCATTAACATCTTGAATCACGCCATTTGCAGACTCACTAAACACATTCTTATCTGAAGCTTTACTTATTTCAACGTCATTTGCATAACCATTTTTGTCTGTATTTATAAACATTCCTTCACTGCCTGGAAAAGTCACAGCTTGGTTGTTACCAAAAATTAATATTTTCATAACATCCACAGGATTACCTGGATCATAATTATCTTTTATTTCCTGCGGTACGTTTTTGTTGTTAGATGTATCATCAAAAGCCATTTGACCTAGTTTAATAAGTGCTTGTCTTTTAGCTAATTCACTTAAATCAGGGTTCATTACACTAGATATACTATCCAAAAATTTAGGATCAGCCATTTTACTCATACCGTATCTAGCCATAAGTATAGCACCTAAGTTTCCAAAAGGGTCTGCTGCTACAATTCCACCAAATGCAAGGTTAGTGATAGCGTTGATACCACCTAAGAAACCACGTCTTTTAACAAACTCAGAAACATTACCAAAAGATGTTTGTTGTATCTGCTCTGCTAAATTAATGACGTCTTCTAATTTTTTAAATTGACCTTCACCCATAATTTCAATCATAGACTTTCTTTTATTAAAATTAGTTATGCCAAAAGTTTCTTTTAATTGATCAATTTGAAGAACAGGGATATTGTATTGAACAGTTTTTGTTCCTTTTGCAATTTCTTTACCTGAAAATAAAGAACCTATTTTTTTACCTAAACCTACTTCATCATTAAATACTTTTACATCACCGCTAATATAAGAAGTTGCGTTTCTAAGTTTATCATCAAAAAATGACCTACCCATTGCTCTGACCGCGTCATCACCTAAAGCTTCTTTCATTTCTTTAATAGCCAATGGTGCCATCATTGACTCATCATTAAGAAGAATTCTTGTTAACATGTCATTTGTATAAAAACCAGGGTCTACATCATCAGTTACTTTAACTGCATTTTTATCAGCCATTTTCATAATTTGAGAAGTTCTTCCTCTTAAAGTATCTTTATTTTGAAAAAAGAAATCATTAGCCAATTGCATACCAGCTCCAAATTGATCTGTTAAACCTGCTTTTGCAGGATCATCTAAAACTTTGAAACCTTTAAAGTCATTTAAACTTTCAATCATTGCATTTGTAAAATTATCAACACCACCTAGTGTTTCTCCAAGATTAGGATTTGCAGCCGCAACTTTTTTTAATTTGTTTAATTGAGTTTGTAATTCAGTAAACTCTCTTGCTGTCATAAAATCGTTTTTTAAATATTGTAAATTAATTAACGCGTCTTCAAAATCACCAGCGTCTCCTGTAAACTTTTTAAAATTTTCTACTACACTAGACATTGTGTAACCATCTTGACTTTTAATAGGATTTGAAATAACCCTACGGCCATTTTCCATTTGTACATTTTTTCCTAAAAGTTCTTGTAGTATTTGAGCTTGTTCTTTAATTTTAGATGTTGGAATAAAAGCTTCTCCTATTTTATCACCTATATCCATTGCTCTTTTATAAAGAAGTGTTTTAGTACTACTAAAAGCCTTTACAGTATCTGAAAATCCTTTGACAGCTCTTAAAGATGAATCTGCAAATAAACTAATAGGTGAAAGATTATTTAAAATTTTATTAACATTTTCCGCTAAAGCAACTTGTTGAATATTTTGTGCTTGCCTAGCTTTTGTAGCAACAAAAGGAAATAAACCTATAACTTTTCCTGCACCTGACACAAAACCATTTGGTGATACAGAAAAAACATTCATTGGGATGTTTAAATTTTTTGCTTTGTCGATCATTTTTTTCTGTGTTTCTTTAATTCCAAAAATTCCTCTACCCATCATTCTTTTAACGTTGGGCCAAACAGCTTGTAAACCCATAGCTCCACCTGAAAACAATAATTCATCTCTCATATCCATTAAGTTTCTTAATTTCTCGTCTTTTTCATAAGCAGCCTCTGGATCAGGTAAACCCATTATAACTCTAGTGGCATCATTAATTAAATCATAAGCTACGTTACCAGTGCCCTTAGAAGCAACATTAGTTGCTACTAAAGCGCCAGCTCCTGCAACTGGATTTTTCTTCAAGTTGTGAAAAAAAGCGTTTTGTAAAGTTCTATTACCATTAGGTATAAACTGACTATCACGAGCATTAATTTGTTCACCTGCAAAAGCCATGTCTCCACCTATAACGGCCATGTCAGAAAATGTACTTTTAACATCTTTTCCTACTAATTTATCTGCTGCAAAATTTCCTAAACCTTCTTTAATTTTTCCTGGCTCAAAAGGTTGCCCTCCTGGAAAAATATCGGCAAACTCTCCAATAGCGGTTCCTAGACCAGGCGCTCCTTCTTCTCTAGCCGCTGCTGCTCTGTCTCCCAAAAGAGACTGAATAGGATTATTAATTAAGTCTTCTCTAGCTTGAATTAATTGACTAGATGCATTTAATTTTTTTTTCATATCGTTTGACACAACACTACCACCTTGCAGTTTCATAATTATTTGATCAATTGCATTTCTTTCATTTTCGTTTCTAGGAAATTGATCAGATCCTTTTCCATCTACTGTAGTGGGGACGCTAAGATTTGTCATTCCAAGCTCAGGATTAAAAATACTTAAATCAAATTGTATTTGGGTTGTTTCTTCCATTAGTTAACTACCGTTACCCCTCCATCTGCTCCAATACTAAATCCTTTGCTATAATCTATTTGGTTAGATTCACTTTGTCCTTTAATAGAATTGTTTAGAATCTCTGTAACTCTTGTTCTATCGTAATTTCCATAACCTAGTTTTATCATTTTTTCGTAATAATCTGGGAAAAATAAGTTAATAGTTCCCATTGTATCTGCTCTATTGGCTTTTAATTCTTGTGTTATAACATCAATCTTAGCTATAACGTCAGCAGATGAATCACCATATATATTAAGATCTTTTGCAGCACGTTGAATATCATCTAAGTTTAATCTTCCTGATGATTTACGTGATCTAGCTATAGCATAAATAATAGCATTGGCTCTTACTTCATTAGCTGGTAACTCTGAATCAAAAAATCTTAATTTTTTAAAAATTGCTTGTTTAGCTTCTTCACTTTCAAAAAATTCATTATAAAATTGATCTTTTCCTCCTGCCATTGCCGCTTTCATTTGAGCTCTTCCTATAACTCCTAATTGATCAAAGGCTGCTTGCGACTGTTGTAAAGATGCTAAATCTTCTTTATCTAAAACACCGTTTTTTATATCTTCTTGTATCGAAGGGTCTTGTAAATAAATGTCAATTGTACTTGATAAACTTTGAAATGATTTTTTCTTTTCATTTGTATATGGATCAACATATTCTTCATCAAAAAAATTATTAAATTGATAATTATAAGAATCAGCAAAAATCTGTGAATAGGTTTGAAATCTTTTTTGAATACCTGCTAAAAAACCAGCTCTGTTTGGTTTGTCAATAAAAGACTCTCTTAATGAATCAAGAGTTAAAAGAGCTCTATCTGTTACATCAAGACCTCCTTTGATATCTAAAAAACTAGAACCATTTTGTCCAACGCCTGATTGATCTGGAGTACCTGTAATAGTTGTTTTGACTTCTATAATACCTTCAGGATTTGCAATTAATTCCATAACAGGTAGTCCGTCATTTCCTATCTGATTAGTGGGTTTGTAATATTGAGGAGCAGACAATATACCATCTTCTCCGATTGATTGTACAACAAACGCGTCAAACGGGTCACTAAGTTCTCCTTCTAAATCTTTTTGTCTTATTTGAACTCTTTTTGGTTTAACACCATCTAATTGATAATCTTGAAATTTTCCTGTAGCAGCTTTCATTTGATCTGTGTACAAAGTCATTTTAGCTTTGTCAGCGGCTATTGCTGCATCATAATCTTTACCAGCAACTGAAGTTAATAAAGTTCTATTAGCATCAAAAACACCTTTTCTGTCTAATATGTTTTTAGCGTCTTGTTGTAGTTTAAGAGATATTTTTGCTTGAGCGTTAGTTTTCTGTTCTTTTTTTTGAGCAGCTTTTATTTGTGAAAGATTTTGAGTTAGTCCTTGAGCAGCGCCTGCTAAAGAAGCTCCTATTTTACCACCTGCTGTAGGATTTAATAAACCAAAACCAAATTGTGAAAGAGCTAATAATCTCTCATCTTTGTAACTAGAATCTTTATATAAATTATCTATTTGTTTATCAGATAAAGTTGGTGTGCCATATTTTGCAAGATAAGATTCTTCATCTAATAGAAAAGGTAAAAAAGCGTTAGCTGCACTAGGATTAGATAATACTGGAGCTGTTGGAAATAAATCACCAGGAAGTACTTGAGGAAAAGATGTATTCCCAGGAGTTATTTGAGGAGTAGAAACAGTTAAATTGTTATTACTACCTACAAGACTTCCTTCAATAGCAGGCATTTGTGTAAAAATATCTTCATCTTCCATTATACTGTTGTTCCTTGGTTTAATAAACCATAAGCACCTAAGCCCATACCAATTCCTCCAAGAGTAGGGTTAGTATAAGGCATTGGTTTTTGTGTTAATGTTTGTGATACTGAAGGTACACCTGCTAGTGTATCACCAAAGTAACTGACTCTTCCAAAAGGTTCTGCTTTTTGAGCTTCTGCAAATCTAAATTGTTCATTGAAGCCTTGTTGTTCTTGACTTTGTTGTTGTTGTCCAAACTGGAATAAACTTCCTAAACCTTGTGTGTCCATGTTTGCTTTTTGTGTACCAAAATTTGCAAATAAAGGAGCTGCTTGTAGCTGTCTTCCTTGATTAGATTCATAAGTAGTTATAGCTTTGTTTTGCGCTTGTTCAAAATTTTGTGCTAAGTCTTGAAAAATTCTTCTAGATTTAATGTCTTGTAAATTATTTTCTAATTCACCCCTAGCTATTTCATAACGAGATCCTCCAAAAACATCACCTCTTGTAGCATCACCAGCAAGTCTATTTCTTGCTTCCTGAGCTTGGTCATCCATTTGTTTTAAAGCTTCAGATGTTACATCTGCTTGATACTGATTAAAAAATTGATTGTAGTTACTAGAGCTTGGATCGTATTGTTGTGTGGCTTGACCTAAACTAGCTAGCCCTGATGCGAATTGAGGATCATATTGTGCACCTGCTCCTGTTGGTAAACCAGTGTTAGGATCTATACCATAAAGATTAGATACTCCAGATATAGCTCCTGTTTGTAATGGTTTAAAACCTGCAATGCCTTGTTGATTAACTGCTGTAGGATTTTGTGTTAAATCATAAGCATTTTGTAATTGTCTTCTTCTAAAATCTTCTAAATAAGGTGCTTCTCTTTGTATTTGTGTATATTCTTCAGGCATTATCCTCTTCCAATTCCTTTAGATGATTCAGGATCTACTTTGTTCATAACTTTATACAAAGCGTTAGGGCCTCCTAATTTGTCTACTGCTTTTGCAGTGAAAACAAATTCACCATTACTTAACATAGCTGGAATCTTATCATCTTTTGGACCACCTGGTCCTTTTATATCTCCAAATTTTCTAGGAAAGTATTGAGCAATACCTGGATTGTCTCCTGCAGTCATACCACCGTCATTAAAATTACGAGGTTGTATGTCACCTCCTAAAGTACCTTTGATTCTTGTCATTTTATCAAAAGGATTGCCTCCCATATTTAATTTAGCTATTCCACCAGAGGCTCTGTTAATTATATTACCTTCACCATCTGTTTCATAATTTTTGTATGTATTGTTGACAGCGTCATAAAAATCATAAGCAACACCTGTTGAAGGATCTATTGCTGTTCCGCGAATATTGTCTTCTATTCTATTTGATCGTCCCCCGAATTGACCACCATATTTTTCATCAGTTGAACTTCTGTAAGCGTTCATATCTACGGGTGGGTCTATATCGTCTTCTAAAGCATTTTTGGTTATTAAACTAAGTATAGTAGGAAGAGCTGCTTTACCTAAATTACTTCCAGCGGCTGTGTTACCCATTTTTAATAGGTCCATAATACCACCACCTAAACTTTGAGCACCACCTAAAAGGCCACTGCCTTGTACAGCTGGAGTTGTATATCCAGCAGATCCTGTTGCTGCTTGTGCAAAATTGCCTAGTACATTATTATTACCTAATAAAGTTCCTAAACCAAAATTTCTAGTTGCGTCTGAGCCTAGTCCAAAAGCTTTGCCTCCAAAGCCTCCTGCACCGCCCATTAGCATAGCTTTTAATGGATCGTCTTTAGCAAGAGCACCAATACCCGCTCCTATAAATGGATTACCTGTTAAGGCACCAATAATAGGCGCAGCATCTCCTGCCATATTTCTTAATTTTCTAAATATTTTTTTAAACATAATATCCTTTGCAACTTATGACTTGTTTCGTGAGCAAGGAGGTTAGTCTTGTTTAAACCTTTTTTATGGTGTGAGTATAAGTGTTTTTATGCTATAGTGCAAATAGAAATTAGTCATGAAAATAGACATAAAGAAAGTACCGATGGTCCGTGTAACGTGGTTAGATGCTCGTGATACTGAAACAGGCTGGCTGTCAGCACAGGAAATAGTTAATGCTCCGTTGGCCGTGTGCCAAGAAGTGGGGTGGATGGTAGTAAAAAACCAAGAGAAAATAGTTATTATGCGTTCTTGGTGTATAGATAAAGACGACAACCATGGAGGTGGAGCTGTCGCCATTCCAAGAGGTTGGGTAACAAAGATAGAATATTTAGGAGTACAATATGCAGAAAGAAGTAAGAATTAATAGTTTATTTGGTGAAACTATTTACCACACGAATATAAAAAATAACCAAAAGATTAATAATAAAATTACACCTCACATTGAAAGCTTTGTCAAAGCTAGTCCGGGTAGCACGGCAGCTACTACAGATGTTAAAGGTAATACATTGTTTACAGATGTAGAAACAGCTAAGGATAATCTCCATATAGATAATAAATACAAAGATTTATTTAAAGAAATAACAAATCATGTGACTGATTTTTTAAAAACAAAAGGATATAATCAAGATAAATTTGATGCCCATATAACTAAAGCGTGGGCCACTTACACTATAAAAGATCAGCACATAGCTAGTCACAAACACACAGCTAGTCATTTTAGTATGGTGTATTATGTTCGTAATGATGAAATGGGTAACATACAATTTGAAAAAGAACTTGCAGCCCAGACTGGTTTGTTTATTCCTCCGACCCAGGATTATATAACTGATTGGAATCAGTTTAATTTTGCTAGCTATGTTATTCCTGTTAAGACAGGAGACTTTTTAATTTTTCCTAGTGGCTTACTTCATTACACACAGACTAACACTAAAGACATTCCAAGAATAAGTATTAGTGGAGATATCTTGCTTACTATGAAAGAAAATATTAAAACTGAGCACTGTATTCCTCACCCTTCGGGTTGGAAAACAATATAAAATAAAAGTCAAGCAAACAATTTTAAAAATATTCTTGATCTTTAAATGGTATCTGTTTAGATTAGCTCTTACCCAAAAAAATTAGAATTAGGAGATTTAACATGGAAATGTCAATGAAAGACGTATTAAAAGCTGTTGCTAATTTAGCAGATAAAGTAGGAAGATATCACGAAAGACTACTGGTTATTGAAAGAGAAAAAGAACGTTTAGAAAAAGATTTTCAAGAGCACTTATCGGGTTGTAAGTGTAAAGATTCTAATACCGATAAATAAATTATTCGTCTTCGTTTTTACCAAAAACATCAGGTAGTTTAACTACTTTAAGTAATACATTTGTTTGAATATCTTCTTTTATAGTAGGGGTGTTTGGATCTGCTACATCATTATCAGCGTGTAGCTCTGAGTCATATTCAATTCCTGTTTTTAAGTTTTTTACTTCCATATGTACTTCAGGATTAATAATAGGAACCTGTTCCCCGTTAATTGTTTCATATCCTACAATCTTGCTTTCTTGTACTTTTTTCATTTTATGTTATCTCCATTAAACTTATTAAAATAGTTGTGCTACTACCGGTAATATCTATCTTATCTTCTTGTTCTAATACAATAGGTTGAGTTAAAATCTCCTGTTCCGTTTCTGCAGCAAGAGAACCTAAAAATAAATTAATTGATAAATTTGTATTACTAGCATCAACCATCACTACTTTTGTAGTAATAGCAGATCCAGTAGGATTAGAAATTCTTATACTTTTAACTAAAGCGGTAGTGGGTAAAACAGGAGGAACTGCACCTGAATCAGCCGTAGGTACTGTATAAACAGAAACAAGCGATCCCGTACCTGTTTTAGAAAAACTTCTAAAGAAATCAGCCAAGAAACCACGTCCTTGCTGTTGTTTCGTCTTTAATTTCTTCTTGAAAACCAAAGTTTAATTGTTGTGTTATTTGTTCTAATAAACGAATTAAAATATCAAATTGTAGTGCTTGGTATTCAGGGGTTGCTTGAGGAAATCTAGTTGTTGTTATTTTAGCCATTATCTACCTCCATCGGGTTGCACATCTAATCGTAAAGTTCCGTATCTCCAATTGTCTCCTGCTTGATCACTTTCAACACGAATATTTGCTTGTCTACCTCTTCCACGTAAATCAAATTTTTCTGTTGTGGGTAAAATAGTTTGTAATGAAGTGGCAGAAGTAGTGGAACTTGGATAAGATTTAAAAGTTAGTTTCATGTCTACAGAACCAGTTAAGTTCTTAAAGTTTGGAATACCCCTTCCTATATGTAAAAAAGGTTGACCGTCTGCAATATCAAAATCTCCTGATTCAATAAAAGCAAAAATTCCGTTAACATTATCATCTGTCCCTGTTTCTTGTTGAAATAAACTACTAGCTCCTGGTGTAACACCTAAAGCCGCTGGAGTTGTTCCAGTAGCAGAAGTTACGTAATCAGTAGCATAAGGTTTACTATATACACCATAATCCTGCCAAGTAGTTCTAGCTAAACTTCCCGTGGACCAACAATTTTCTAAATAATTGTAAGTAACAAATCTATCTATTTGCACAGCATTATTTGATGTATAGAACCAAGTAACTTCGTTAAATTCTGAATTAACCGCTGCAAAAGTTTCAGGTTGATTTGTAATACTAAAATCTTCAAAGACATAGTCTTGAACCGAACAAGGCATTTTTGAAATAGCACCATCAAACTTATAAAAAGAATTTTGTGACATCCAAAAAGCAGTTCCATTAACATCTACAGCACAGTGTAGTGATACTGCTCCACAGTTTGCTCCAATTTGAGTTAAGTTAAATGTAAAAGGAGCTCCTACAAATTGTAGTGCATTTAAAGAAGTATCTGTCCAAACTAAAACAGAGTTACGTGAACGCACAGCTGTAACAATTTTAGATCCATCTTGGATACGAAAAGAACCTGCACTATTAGCGGCACTAGGAACCCAGTCAGTAAAACTTTCTTGAGAAGAGAATCTTAAAAATAAATCATCCTGGCTTGAACCTGAACCAATTAATGTTTCAGTTCCAAATAAAAATGTATGTCGATCAGGCATAGAAACTAAATTAAATCTTGAAACTGCAGGTGCAGTTGAAACAACAGCTGCGGCTGTTCCAGTTCCAGCAGAAGTGTCCCATCTAAAAGTCTTACCATTATTTACTGTTGCTAATAAATCTTCACCAAAATTATCAAAAGACCAGTTTCTGCCTTCTATGGTAACATTTGAACTTGATCTTGGTGTACCCCAGGCTTCTTTACCCCATTGATAAGTACCCCAACCATAACCATATTGAGACACTGCTGTACCTACAGCAATTTGATATACTGCCGTAACGTTACCACCAACTGATCCTGTAGCACTAGCCAGGGTAAGTGTCCCTGAAGAATTTTTGTAGGTAACAGTATAACTATTGTTATTTATAACAGTAGTTACTTCAAATTCTGCGTTCATTTCTAAATTGTTAACAACGTTAGTTGCTGATCCATTAGAAAATTTCACAAAATCCCCTACAGTAGCACCGTGACCATTATCTGTTACAGTAACTGTAGCACTATTGTTTACGGTTGCAAAAGGATTGGTTAAAGCTCCACTTGTTCTTCGAACAGGAGTCACATCATAAGCTAAACCTTCTGTGTACACATAAAGTTTTCTATCTGTTCCGATGGCCGTGTATCTAACTCCATCTAGGGAAGTCCATGCATGCATATCTCTTGCTACACCTATAAGAGTGTCGTTAATTAAATAAATCCAACCACCTATTTTTTCTGGTAAACCGTATCTAAATCTTACAAAATCAGAATCAGTCCAACGACCTGCTGCTCCATATTCTGTATCTTGTTTGTCAATTCCTGGTGCAAATGATATTTTTGTTAATGGCATTAAGTTGTCCTCAAAAATCTATAATTAACTTCACCAGCTCCACCTACAGATCCTGATGTTCCAGATCCATAATTTTCTGCACCACCTCCGGCTCCACCACCACCTCTAGTTCCTGCTGTTGCGGCTGTATTAACAAGTCCACCTACTCCAGCTGTTCCAGCTAATCCATTATAAGAAGCTGCTCCTACGCTACCATTAATTTGACAGTTATCGCCACCACAGTTTCCGTTGTTACCACCTGTAACTCCTGATCCATTAGAATTAAAAGTTCCAATAGGGCCTGAAGAAAAAGATGAGTCTGATTGAGTAAGTCCGTCTACGGTAGTAAAACTTGTTAAAGGGGTTGCTGTAATAGTTGCTGAACCACCTGTTCCTGCTGTGTTAGATCTCAAAGGTCCTTGCACACCACCACCTGATACAGAAGATGGACCGCCACCCGCTAATGAGAAAAAATCACCTGTTGTAGATCCTGATATAACTGTTGCTACTCCAGCTCCCGCTGTTCCGCTATAACTCCCTGTTCCAGCACTTCCTCCATTACCTGTTGTAATTGTTAAATTTTCACCACCAGTAACAGAAAATACTACATCCGAAACATAAGCTCCTGAGCCACCACCAGGTCCTGATGATTCACCACCCGCTTTATCGTAAGCAGTACCAACATAACCACCACCACCCGATCCTACACCATATTGAATATGAATAGCGTTAGCATTAGCTGGAACAGCTAATGTTCCTGTTGTTGTTTGAAAAGCTGTAGTATCAAATAAAGTAAAAGCTGTACGCCATGTACCACCATCTTTAATATAAACATTATTTATTGTTTTATTTGTAAATGAAGTTCCGTCTTGCACATAAACTTGTGCTCCTGCTTCTGAGCTTATTTCTCTCCATGTACCACTGTCTTTAACATAAATTGCCATGCATTTTTAACTGTACTTATACCAGATGTCTCCATCAGATCCACCACTAGGTGCTGAGGTACTTATTGTTCTTGTTCCGTTAGCGTTTGTTCCTGCTGTTGCAGAAATAAAAGCTTGGACATCACTACCAATAGCTAATCCTAAATTAGTTCTACTTGTTCCAGCATCAGCTACATCACTTAGATTGTTTGCTGTTTCTACAACACCCGTTAACTGAGTACCTGAAAAATTATATTTTAATTGTTGATATGTTGCCATCTTATTTCTCCATTAGTTTCCAACCATAGGTGCTACCTGAATAAACTAATGCAAAACTCGCTCCTTCGGTTGCTACTGTAAGATTTTGCACTGAACCATCAATTTTTAAACTGTTAGAGTCAACAGTTAAATTGTTATTATCAAAAGAATTTGCTACGTCTAAAAATCTAACTTCATCTCCTACAGTTGGGGATGCTGGTAGAGTTACGGTTACGGGTGCACTTGCTGTATTAATAAATAACTTATCACCTGGAAAAGCAGTTCGGGCAGAAGTAATTGTTGTCCAAGTTCCGCCTGTTGTTTCTAGATTAAACCAGTTTGTCCCGTCTGTTGCTAAAAAAGCTGTTGTGTCTGGTTGAATTGTAAATGTATTTCCTGAAGAACCTAGTCTACAAGTAATTGTGTATGTGGTATTTGAATTTTTTAAAAAATAAGTTTTTTGAGCTGAAATACCTGAAGCAAATTGAACAATAAAATTGGAACCTTGTCCTGAAAATATAATCGCTGCTTGTCTATTTTCATTACCTGATTGAGCTTGTGGGCCGTTTGCAATAGTAAGGGTATATGGAGAACTAGCTGCTGATAAGTTTTTAGAATAAACACCGGCTATTGATTGTTCAATTGATTGAGCAAAATTGTTGTTTGTCGTGGTTCCCCAAGCATTAGCCTGGTCGCCTACTCCTATTAATTCTATTTGTAATCTATCTGAATATGTTGACATTATTTACCTTATGCTGCATCTATCCATGTATTTGTAACAGAATCATCGACCTTAGTCCATGTATTTGTTGTACTGTCATCTACAAGTTGCCAAGCTGTAGTTGCCATTATACCTAAAGTTAACGACATTGGAAGTCCTTGTGGTATAACTACACTAGATGTAAGAATAACAGGGGTACCTAAACCACTAGAAATAGTATTACCTAAAGGTAATACGTTTGCTCCCGCTGTTACAATTTCAGCCCCTAGAGTTAATGTTAATGGTAATCCTGTAACTACGACTGTAGGATTTTGGATAGCCTCTACTACGACTGTTCCTGTTTCTGATTCAAGCTCTTGCCCTGCTACAATTGCTACTTTACTTACATTTACAGTAGATGTTCCGTTAACCACGGTCATTGGTTGACCTGTTACTTCAACAAAAGCCGACCCTGAAACTACCGCAGTTCCTAATACAAAATCCATATCAGGTTCTTCAGATGCATCAATAGATACCTGACCTCCTGCTGTTACAGCAAAAGTTCCTATTGTAGCATTTAGATCTTCACCCGTTACTTGGATAGCATTAGGTTGGCTTTTAATACTAACAGTTCCAACAGAACTAGATACTTGTTGACCGACAACTAAAATTTCAGCGGTATCTACATCACTTGAAAAAGGGGAGGCAGCAAAAGCATTAAAACCAAATAACATGTATGGCTATCCTTTAAGCAAGACTCCCACTTGAAGTAAATAAATGATAAGTATATCCACCTACTTCTGTAATAGTACCACCTGTAAAAACTGTACTACCAGAGTATCTAAATATTACAGCACCACCAGCACC